TTAAAAGATATAGAACCAGTTTATGCTCCTTACAGTAATGAACAAATACAAGCTTTTATTGATAGTAAGATACCTAATAGTAAAGTTAAAGAAGTTGTGTTTCATGATACAGATGTAAAATTTGATAAATTTGAATCTAAAAGAGGAATATATTTTAATTTAAGTACAGATTATGGATTTTCCAATGCTATATATAAAATTCCAGCAATAATAAATTTAATTAATCCTATTATAGAAGATATGGATAGTTATGGTGGCGAAAATACTAATTTAAAATTTCCAGACAATGATGGTGTTATAGGTACTGACCCTACCAAAAAGTTTTATGGAGAATATATTGTAAAAAATCCTTCCCAAATCACCATTCTAAACACTCCAGAAACAATAAAAGAATTTAAAAAGTTTGTTGGTAAGCAAAGTAATCTAACTCTAGAACAATCTAAAAACATAGATGATTTAAAATCTATAGAAAAAAAGCAACCTCAAGTAAATGTCCAAGATGTATTAGGTGCTAGACCTTTAAATAAAAATATAGTTGTAACTGACAAACAAAAACAAAATACTGTAGCTTTTGTAAAAGAGTTACAAAAAGATTTAGGTTTTAAACCTGAACTAAAAGATGTAATCACTCATTTAATAAAAACAGCAGGATTAGAAAAAACAGAAGATATGTATAATATGATTGTTGCAAAAATTGCAACAACTGGTATTGATGTGTCTGATAGTGAATCTGTTTACTCTGCTTTCTTTGGTGTTACTGAAGAGTTTATGAATGACACAGATAACTTTTTTACAGAAGAAGTTATTAAAGAAGATAATAAAAAACAAGAAACTGCTTTACAAAAAAGACCTGTAACTTTACCTAATGATGTAGATTTTAATCCTGGAGAAGATAGAAGATTAATGGATAGTAGTTTAAGATTAGCTTTTAACAAACAAGATGCTGTTAGAATTTCTGATACACAGTGGGAAGTTAAAAGAAACTTAAAAGATTCAAATGAAGACCATTATGTAAAAAATGATTTTATATTAGATTCTGAATTTTTACATAGCATAGAAGAAGAATCTAAACAAAATCCTGAAGTTTTAAGAGCTGTTCAATATGATGATACTGATGGCCCATTTAAAAGAGTTAGAGAAAATCAAACTTCAGTAAATTTAGAAATCAATTCAAGTGGAGAAGTTAAGAAAATTTCTATACCTGTAAATAAAGGAGAAACTATTGTAACTTGGGGTCAAGCTAAAGAAGCTGCTAAAAAAGTTTTAACAGAACAAGAATATACTGCTTGGTTTAATCAATATGTACCTGTAGCTATAGTTTATCAAGGTAAAAAATCCACTTCTCTTGTAAAGATTAGTATGATGCATGATAAGCATTACTTTTCTGAAGAAGCAAACAACTTAAATGAATCAGACCCAGCTTTATTAGAACAAGTAAGGATGGCAGCTATTATTGAAATTTCTGAATTTAGAAATAGATTAGCTGTTAATAAGAATTTAAATGTTAGATTATCTGCAAGAGAATTTGGACAAATTCATAAAAATCCAAGTACTGTTTCAGTTAATGAAGCTAATCCTCAAAGTCAATTAGCTGTTTTAAAAGATGTTGTAGGAGATAAATTAATATTTGAAACTTCAGATAAAGTTGAATTTGATAGTAGTAGTATTTTAAATTTAAAGCCAGGCATCTATACTAAAGTTAATGCTAAAGGAGAAGTAGTTCCTAGAAAAGGTGTTGTAGTTCATATAAATGAAATTATGGTAGATGAAAATGGTAATAAAAAGTATATGGCTTTTATTACTTCTACTAATAATCCTTCTAATAATGAGAACTTACCAGAGCAGTTACATGACCATTTAAGTCATGCTGTGGTAGCATCTATCATATTAAACAATAAAAACAACGTAGAGCTTCTGAAAAGCTTAGAAGAAAAATACAATTTGACTTTAACTCAAGCTCAAGAAATAGGTAAACAAATTCAAGCTGATAGTAATGTCAATATTGAAGTGAATATTGGAGCTTATCTTGGTAAATTTATAAATTTAAGTACAAGTATAGCTGATTTAAGTGAAAACAATTTAAAGAAAGATGGCCAAAAGTATAAAATAGGTAGAGGTTTTATAATGGATGCTGGGCAAGGCAAATTTCAATTCCAAATTTATGGAGCAGAAAAAACTTCAGATTCTAAAATGGCTTTTACTTTAGGAGGAGTAAGTCAATTCCCTACTACAACTTTAAAATACCTAGAAAGCTTTTTAGATAAAGAGACAGGAGCTTTAAGTAAAAACACATTCAATTATAATTTAAAAGATGCAGCATCTCAAAAACCTATGAAATTAGTGGGTAAAGATGGTACTTTTAATAATCAAAAATCTGAAAGTTATTCTTCTATAATGAAGAATTTCTATAAAACAAGAATATTATCACATGAAATAACTACTATTGATGGTAATAAAAAATGGATAACTGATGTTCAACCAATTTTAAAACCTGAAATAATAAATGCAAATAATGAAAAAGTAAATTTAAAAATATCTGAAAAAGAAATTACACAAGATGTTCTTGAAAATAATACAGATTTAGAAGTTGTTTACAAAGAGATGCTTGAACAAGGTATGTCTGAAAAAGCTGCTTTAGAACTTATTGAAACTTTGAAAGCTACAAATGAAAATTATGTTTCAAACAATAGTAATAAATTAGGGAGTAGATTACAAGTTACAGAAAAATCTAAAGGTGTATTAAAAGATTACAATACAAATAAAATTGAAGGTTTATCAGAGTTACAAGAAAAAGAAATTGTAGATTTCATTAAACATAACATTCCTGTTGCTATTGAAGATATTAATAATATTACTGCTAAAGAATTAAGAGATAGAATAGTAGAAAAGATTAATAGTATAATTAAAGAAGAGATTGAGAAAAAAGAAAGTCAAATAAAAATATTAGAAACTCTACCCTCTGCAACTGTATTCTTAGAACAACAAAATGCAGTCTCAGAGAAATTAAAAGCTGTAGATAGTCAAATAGATAAAATGGCAAATTCTGTATTAGAAGAGTTTGGGGCCATATTTAATTTAGACTTAGCACAGGATATTGCAGAAAATCAAGAAAGCTTTTCAAAAAGCTCTTTGGAAAATGATTTAGTTTTATCTTTTAGTAAAGCTTTACTATTTTCTTTTTATGGTTTTCAGAAAAAAACAAATTTTGGAACAACTGTGAAAAACAGTTTTGGTTTACCCACATATCATACTGCTAATGAAGTTAAAACACAACTTTTAGATAAGACAAGTGATATTCCAAATTCTTGGCCAGCTTTAATGGAAACTTTAAATAATAGCTATCAAATGGCTTATTTTGGACAAGCTAATAATAAGAACATAACAGAAAGAATACATTTGTATAAAGACTTAATGGATAAGTTAGAAGCTTTTCCTCAAAATTTAAAGAATGAGATTCTTAGTAAGATGGTTACTAATAAAGTAAGTCTTATAAAAATATTATTGAGTCCTGGAAAACAACTCCAAACTGATAGAAAACTGGAAACTTTTTCAAATGGAGAACCTAAATATGCAAGTTATAGTTCTACAATCATTGATGAAAATTCAAAAAGAGCTGATATAAAACTAAAAGAAAAAATAAAAAAGAATTTTTATGAAGTTTTTGGTGTATTAGATAAAGGACAAATTTCTTTAAATCAAGAGTACATGACTAATATTATTAGTCAATTAGATACTATCATTAAAAGTCAAGATACAAATCCTGATACTATAATTGATTTATTACATAAAATAGGTTTTAGTGATATAGAAAAGAACTCTATAAAGTATCTGTTAAACTTACAAGGAATACAAGTAAAGAATAAAACTATAAACATTTTTAGTGATACAAGTGGTTTATTAGGATTGCTTAGAAAAGAAATGCAGAAAACTTTAGAAGCATCAAAAACAGAAGGTTTCAGTTTAGATAAATCAAATAATCCTTATGAAGAAATAAACAATGTATTGAAATTTTTAGTAAGTATTGAAATCAATCTTAATAGAAACCTTTTAGGTAGTAGTATATATGTAGGAGACAAAACAGTTTCTACAACTATGCCAACTTCTGAATTTTTTGATACTAATAAAAGATTAGCTAATCCAGAAGAAGTTGAAAAATTATTATCTTTACCTTTTCAATCAAGAAACTTCATATTAAAAGCTTTACTAACTGATGAAGTCTTTAGAGAAAACTTTAATAAGTTATCTTTCCCTTCTTTAGAAGCTTTAGCTGTACACAAAAAAGATTCTTTTGGTGACACTTCTTATGATAAAATTTCACCTACTGATTCTTTATTAGTTGCTTTAAACTTATATAGTAATACTAGATTTGAAGAATTACAAAATAGTAATTTAAGTGAAGATTTTCCTAGTTTAGTATTTAGAATAGGAATGATGCCAAGTTTAACAATAGCTGATAAAGGTAGGACTTTATATCAAACTATACCTCTATTAAACTTTACTCAAAAAGAAGCTAATTTTGAAAATGATACTTTATCTTTATCTGAAGATGTTTTATCTTTCATGTCTCAACAAACTTTTGAAGCTGAGTTAGCTAATATTTTAGAAATACAAAAAAACAAAACTAATTACAAAAACTATAATGAAGCATCTCAAATGTTTTACTCTATTAATGATTTCAACATTATTAGTATTGAAATAAATGGAAAAAATACAAACATACATGAGATATTACAAAATTTAACAGATGGTTATTTAAGTGAAGATATAAAAGAACAATTAATTGCAAAAGCAAAAGAAAAAATTAATAATTATGTTGCTCATGAAACAGATACAAAAATAAAAAAAGATAGTTTTAATGTTGTAAATGGAGAAGTAGTTGAAGCTAAAATATACAACTCAGAGTCTGATAAACATTTAAGTAATATAAATACAAATTATGTTTCCAGTAAAGTTGGAGAAACTAACTATGATAAGTTAAGAGTTGTTATGGCAGAACACGCTGTTAATAATTTATTAAATCATTTTTCTACTACTCAGATATATTTAGGTAACTCTGCTTTTTATTCTAAAGTAAAAGTATCAAAAGATATTAAAAAACTTAATGATATAAGGTACTGGAAAAAGAATATGGAAAAAACAGCAGCTCTTATACAAAAAAGAACTGCAAAACTTATTGCTCCAGGAAATAAAATAGCTGACTCTGATAACATCAATAGTCAATACTCTACTGAGTTTACTCATATAGCAATAGAAGATGTAGAAAGTATGTCTTCTTTTATAAAAGAGTTAATTGAAAATCAATATGGAGTATTAACTACAGAACAAAACTTAGCTTTAGAAGAAATTTCTAGATTAAGAGAAATACTAAATAGTACAGATAACAAAGAAACTATAAAATCTGTATTAGAGAAAATAAGTAATATAAAAGAAGAACACTTTAGTGAAGTTGCAGATTACTTTAATATAACAGGAACTGATGCTCAAGGTTATGTAACTTGGAAAGGTTATTTAGAAATGCTTGTAAGACAAAATTTAATTACTGAACAAGAAAGTGAAGATTACACAAAAAAGATAGAAGAAGGAGAATTAAGTGAAAAAGCTTTAGATAAATTAATGAAACTTAATATGCAGCCTGTTAAACCTGTATATAGTGCTAGTATAATTCAAGGTAATCAATTAGTACCTGTATATATCAAAATGTCTGAGTTTCCATTGTTTCCTCAATTAACTGCTGGTCTTAAAATTGACAAGATTAGAAAAGTGATGGAAACTATACAAGATGAAAAAAGTAATTCAAAATTACATCCTGTAAGAGCTTCTTATCAATCTGCAAATAAAATTGGTTCTGTTGATACTCAATTAACAACAAAAGAATTATATGAATTTGATGGAAATTTAAAGAATTTAAAGAGTTTAGAAAGTAGTCTAAGTGTTTTACCTATGTCTGGTTACAGAATACAACAAGCTACTCCTAGTAAAGAAGATAAAGCATTTAAAAAAGGTAAAGATTCTTATATTACTATGGGGTCACAATTTTTTAAAGTTCTTTTAGGAAACTTTGTAAATAAAATTACAGATAACATATTTCCAAATGTATTTAGTACTGAGGTATTAGAACTATCAGGAGTAGAAGTAAAAGAAAATCTATCAGGTGAAGACTTAGATAAAATATATTTTAAAATGTATAATATGTTTTCTGACTTACTTTCTTTACAATTAGAAACTGAATTAGGTTTAACTGATGTATCTTTTAATGATATGTCTATAGGAGAACAAAATGAAGCTATACAAAAAATAAGTAAGATATTAACAAAAGAAATAAATGAAAGAAATTATCCAAAGTACTTAAAAAATTCTATAGCTTTAATTGAAGAAAACAATAGAGCTTTTATGGAAGGTACATTAATGTTTGATAATAACAGACATAAATTTGAATCTTTGTTACAATCTGTAATAGCAAATAAAATTATTAGTCATTCATTACCTGGAAATGCTCATATCTCAGCTTCTTCTGAAGGCTTTGAAGCTATTAAGGATATGGATAGTTTAGATGAAGTAACTAAATCTAAAATAATTTGGGTTACTGAAATTGATGGAGAATTAAAAGGAACTTTTGTAAAAGATAATAATGGTAAAGACCAAATTCACACTTCACAAGTTTTACTTAAAGCTCATTGGAAATATACAGATGAAAATGGAGTACTCAAATATGTAGATTTAACAGATGAAAAATATTATACTTTAAATAAAGAGACAGGTAGAAAAATGTTAAATTTAGATATGATTGATAAGGAATTGTTGGCTATGTTCTCTTTTAGAATACCAACATCTTCTCACCAATCAGGAGCTTTATTAGAAGTAGTAGGATTTTTACCTTCTGATTGTCAAGATTTACTTATAGTTCCTAAAGAACACACAGTTCAATTAGGAGAAGATTATGATGTGGATAAAAGAAACATTTACAAATTAAATTATTATGTAGATAATGAAGGTAATATTAAAAAATTAACAAAAGAATACAAAGATGAAGTTTTAAATTCTGAAGAATTATTAACTTGGAAAGAAAAACATGACATATTGTATAGTGAATTAGAAGGATATTTAAATGAAGTTAGATTAGGAAAAGATTCTGAAGATTTTAAATCTTATGTTAAAAGTATTAATCACAATATAAAAGAAATGATTTTAACAAAAACTTTTATACTATATGATATTTTTAAAAATAAAAAAGATAATAACTCTTTAGAAGAATTTATAGATTCTGTATTTTCAGATAAAATTTTACAAAAAGAATTAGCAGACACAAATTCTTTAATTAAAGATTATAAAAATGAACAAGAAGGTGTTAATGAAATTAAAAATTTAATAAGAGATTTGTACACAGCTTTTAATTATGAAAGAAGTAGAATAGAAGGTGTATCTGAAAAATTTAAAAAGAATTTAGAGGAGAAATTTCAAATCAAACTTTTAGAAAATGCCTTGATTGATTTATATACTTCTGTTTATTCTACAACGAATTTAGATGTACAAAGAAAAATATTTAAGCCTTTAACTACTGAAGTAGTTGATACTACTGCAAACTTGATTTTTGATAAAGTTTCTAAAAATAATAATAATGAAAACTTTAGTATGTTTTCAGAGAGTTATCAAAGAGAGTTATTAAAAAATGGAGCTGATGGTCAAATAGCTATTGGAGAGTCTTCTTTAGCAGTTGTATTTGAAGCCCAACTTCAAAGAAATGAAAACACAATTAAATTAACTGATTTAGAATACAATCAAGAAGGTGTTTTAGTAGATGTACCATTTGCAGAAGTAATTGGAACACTTCAAAATAGTAATGATATTGGAAAACATTTAAAAACTATAGATGGTAAAAGAAATGTTAGTGATATTCATGGAGAAAATCAAAATAACAACACTGATGCAGTAAATAAAGGAAACATGAGTAAGAGAAATGAAAATACTGTTACTCTTAGGGTGTATAACTTTATGGCTCATTTACGTTTTGATTTAACACCAGATAGAATTAACACAGGAATAGAAGTAGTTTATGATAAACAAGATGATAATGTAAGCATAGGTAAAGAAGTTAAAGTTACTTATAATAAAAACTCTGTTAATGCGATTATTTCTAGTCAAAATGAAGATGGTACTTATAATGCTATTATAAATGAACAATTAAGTGTTCCTTCTTTGATGATAAGTCAACCAGTTATAAAAGATTATGTTAGATTGATGACTAGTTATAATTCTATAACTGCTAAATATTCTGCTGAAAAACAACAACAAATAATAACTGATTTATCTAAAATATATGGTTTTAAAATTGTTAGAAAAGAAGATGGAACAATAGATACTGCTAAGTTTGTTGATGCCTTAACTTATAATGAAGAATCTACAAATTTAACAGGTAGTCATATGTGGGACACATTAGATAAAAACCAAGCTTTAAAATTCCCTAATTCTCAAGCTACAATTTTACAAAAATTTATTAGAATTGAAAATAAAGCTTTAGAAATGGCTAGAGTTAGAAAATTGATTAACTTTAGTTCTTCTAAGATGGGTATATCTTATTTTGAAGTATTAGATAAGATAAAAGAATTAACTAGATTAGGAAGAAATCATTTATCTCAAATTGAAAATAAAAATGAAATAACAAATCATTCTAAGTTAATTGGAGAAGTAAGTAAAGAACAATTGCCAGGTTACAAAAAAATAGGCGAATTATATTGGAAACCTACAACTATTGAAGGTACAATGTTAATCAATGCATTATTTGCAACAGAAAAATTATTACCTGCTTTCTTTCCTTATGAATCTGGAACAATATTTACTATCATAAGTCAAATTACAAATAATGAACAATTACAAGAACCAAAATTAAACTTAAAAGATAATTATAAAATTATGACTGAGTTTGTAAATTTTATAAATTCTGATATTGGTGTATTTGAAAATGATATTGAAAATGAAAGAGAAAGATTAATGTATGAAAATAAATCTACAGGTAATGTTCCATTAGGAAGAATTATAAAAGATTTAAAAGCTAATAATCATCCTATTGTATCTACAGATTTCTTTAAAGATTTAGAAATTGAGTATGATGTAACTACAGGTATTACAACTATAAAAAGTCCTTCTGTAGAAGAAACCATATTTGACTCTTCAAACAAGTATGATACTTTTTTAAGATTATTTCAAGATGACACTACAAACTTAGGAGAGTATAATGGTGAAGTATTAACACCTTTCAAGTTAGCTCAAGATTTAGTTTCTTATGCATATTTATCAGATGATAAAAATGGAGTGTTTGGTTTTAAAAACTTTATACCTGTAGAGTATCTTAAAGAAATAGGAACTACTAAAAAATATAGAGATTTATTAGATAACATAAAAAATCAATATGATACAGATGAATTAGTTAAAATAGTAGATAATTTTGTTACTCAATATTTTCAACATAATCCAAATAAAGCTTTTGTAATTGAAGCAAAAGAATTAACAGAATCTACAGAAGATAAAAAAATAATTCCTCAATTTGTATCAGTTAGAAATACTAAAAAAGCAGATGGCTTACATCAATGGGATTTACATAAATACAACTACATTGCAAAAAAGTATGAGCAAATTAGTGTGTTAGGAGATTCAAAATCTACAAGAGAATATAACAAAAAAGTGTTTAGTAAAACTTCTTTAATAGCAAATAACAATGTTAAAAAAGTTACAAGAGAAGTTATAATGTTAAATGGTAATAAGTATATTCAAGTAAATGGTAAAAACACTTTAGTATCAAATATAGATAAAAATCTAACTGAAATGGGTATGCAAGAATTTGTTAATTTAGTGAAAACTTCTAAACAAATTTCTGAAGCTAATAGTATTTTATTAGCAGAATACATGGAATATATTGATAAAGATACAAAAATAGTTTGGGAAGTTCCAAGTGAAAATAGAAATGCTGAGTATAATCATACAACAAATACTATTTCTATGCATCCATCTATTTATTCAAATATATTAGCAAGTAATAATAATAATGCTGAAGAAGCTACTCAAACTTTGCATAATATTTTCTTAGAAGAAGTATTACATTCTCTTACAGTTGGAAACTTAAAAGAACATATTGAAGTTGATGCTAATAATCAATTTTTAAAATATAAGACTGCTAATCCTCCTATATATGTAACAATGCTTGTAGATATGTTTAATCAAGCTAGAGAAGCTCTTCCTTATGATGAAAACAATGATTATGATACTTACTATTCAAAAAATATATTTGAGTTCATAGCAGGTATGTATATAGCTCCTGATTATGTTGAAAAGCTAGAAAAAGCAAATAAAGGCTTCATAGAAAGATTTGCTAGGATGTTGAAAAATATGTTTACTCATTTGTGGAATAAGTCAGAAAGAGTTTTAGAAAAAAGTTATAAAGATTATTTTCATAGTGCAGTAAAAAGCTTAGTAACAAAAACAGATATGATTTCAGAGATTACACCAGAAAAAGAGCAAAAAGAAAAACTTAGTGTTTTAGATATAAAAAATGATGATGTAAAAGTTGATGAAGATATAAAAAGAAAAACTTTAATTCAACAAACTGAACAACCTAAAAACATAGAAAATATTTATCCACAATTGGGAAATAAAACAGAGTCTGGTAATGTAATTCTTAAATCTGTATATCAACAAGAAGGTGTAACTTATGCTAAATCTATTGGTGGTGTGTTTAGTATGAGAGTTAATAATTCTGAAAAACACTTCGGTAATCCTTTTAGTCCTGTACCTGCTGAAATAGCTAAAGGTCTAATAGCTGTTAAATCTACTAAAGAGGCAGTTGAGAAGTATATTGATTGGGTTTTAGATAAAGGCGGAAATAATTTAACTAAAGTTCAAATTACAACAATAGCTAAAAATTTAATAGATAATAATTCTATAAAAGAAGTACTGTATACATTTAAAAACAGAATTGAATATAATGGAAAGCTAACTGGTTATTACTCTTCTTTAAAAAGTACTAAAGGTAATATTCCTAACTATTTATCAGATAATATTTATTTAACAAAACAAGATATACTTGATATAGAAAATGAATTAATAAATATAGGCGGAGAATCTGTTGTAGATACTGCTGTTAGTGGTTTTGATAATACCCAAGAACTAGACGATGATGCACAATATGGTAAATTGGGTGCTTTAGAAGAACATTATAAAAGAGCAGATTGGATTAGAGAACAACTTAAATCAGGAGCTTTAAAAGGTAAATCTATTGTTTATTATAAAGAGCTTCAAGAACCTTCTCACGCAACTGCTTTAGACTATTTAATTAATAAGTATGATTGGAATAAAGAAGCACAAAACAACTCTCAAAGTGAAAAAAACACTTTATTAACCAAAGAAATCACTCAAGAAGATATTGATAACTTACCAGAGACAGACTGTAAATAATTTGTACTACCTTTGTAAAAGAATAAAATGAGTTGTATCGTAAATAAAGTTAAAAAGCTTATAGTAGGAAAAGCTACTTCATATATTATAAAAGACAATGAAGTTATAATACCTGTAGAAGGTGAAAGAACTTTAAAAATGGCTTATAAAATAGCAGAAGGTAAAGTCTCTGCTATTAATGAAGCTTATAATGCTGAAAAATTTGGAGCAGTTGTTTCTATAAACAATACTTATAGTGATGGAGTTGGTATAAATATTCATCCTTCAAAAATTCTTGAATCTGCAAATGAAGTAAGAATAAAGAAAAAAAGCTTAGAAGAATTTAATAGAGACTTAAAGTATTTTAATGGAGATGCTGCTTTAAAAGAGCAAGAAGATAGAGATAATACATTTGGAGCAAGAGTAAAAAAAAACAAGTCAGAAACTGAAGAAAATCCTACTCCATTAGGTGATAATTATGTTGAAGTTTTAAATTGGAAAATTAAAAAACTTGAAGCAAAAGAAAAAGAAATTCAAAAAGTAAAATTTGTATTATCAGTACCAAATGCAAATAAAAAAGAAAATTTAAAAAGGAAAAAAATATTAGAAAAAGAAGCTCAAAAATTAGAAAATCAAATTGAATATTTAAAACAAAATAAAAATGAACTCTTATATCATGCTGTGTTAGAAGATTTAGAAGAAATTAAACAAGCTATACAAAATGATTTAATTCATAATATTGATTCAGTTAGGCAAACTTTAGAATTTTATACAAAGTTTCAAAATAAATTAGATTCTCAAGATGAAGTAGTAAGAGATATTAAAGCTATGATTACAGATTTAATAGCTACAAATGAAGCTGTTAATTACAAAGAAACTATAAAATTATTAGAAAATAATGATAATTTAATAAAGACTATTGAAAATTATAATGAAGAAAAAGGGACAGAAATATCTGTTCAAGATACTTTAGCAGCTTTATCTGATATTGATTTAGTAACTGCTCAAACTTTAGGTTTATCTTCTTCTCAAACTGGAGATACAGTTATACCTCAATTTGTTTTAACTGAGTTTATGAAGTTGGTTAATAGAAAGCAAAACAGTGTTATTGCTATGATTGACAAACTTAGAGAGTTTAATAATCTTAATCCAAATTTAAAAAACAAAAATCTAATTTTTGAAGATGATACTACAGGACAAAAACTAACTGGTTTATATAGTTCTAAATGGGATGCAGAGATTAGTAAAAGAAACAAACTAGAATATTCTTATAGAATTTCTACTAACCCTAAAGAAAAAGCTGCTGCATACAGAAGGGTAATTGAGTGGCATCAAAAAAACACTGATGTTATTAATTTCTTTAAGATAAAAGAAATTAGAGATTTATATTTTGGAGAAAGTGCTTATAATAAGTACTTTATATATGAAGACTCTGAAATGAGTAATTATGAAATGGAACTAAGAGAAAAACTGGGGCTATTATATGAAGAAACATTAAATACCTTAAAAGAAAAATTAGCTAACTTTGAAGAAAGAAAATTAGATGTTGATAACACTTATTTTGCAAGAAATATAGCTCAGAATGACATATGGAGTTTCTTAGATAAATATTTAAATTCAGATTTTTCTCCAATATCATTTGAATATGAAGGCCAAGAAAGAAAAGTTTATTTTAATTCTTTTTATAATGTTCCTTTTACAGCAAAAGAAGAAACTGTTAATCCTATAGGTTATGATGATGTAAAAAATGAAGTAATATATAAGACAACAAAAACAAATTTTTATTCAGACAACTTTAAAAGTTTGAAAAAAGACCCCAAGTTACTTGAACTTTGGAGTATATACAGAGAAATGGGTAATTATATTAACACTACTTATGCTTTACAAACAAATGGTAAAGTAACTTTACCTAAAGTAAAACAAGTGTTTGCTGACCATATTCAAAAGAATTTTGAAAGTATTAGAAAAGGTGGAATAAAAGATGGAATAAAAAACTTATTTTCTGAAAGTGTACAAGTTATGAAAAGCATGTATTATGAAAAAGGAGAATATAAACCTAATCCAGATGGAGAAGTAGTTTCAAATTATGGAGATAGTGTAAGTAAAGAAATACAAAACTTAAAAGAAACATACATAGCACAAGGTATGAGTTCTGAAGCCGCTTTGGAAAAAGCTAAAAAACAAACTTTAAACTTATATTCAGATGATGTAGATAGAAATTTTACAGCAGTATTATTAAATGCAGCTTTACATGATGCAAGAGAAGAAATGGCCCCAAAAGCTAAATTATTATTAGCCACCTACTCAAAAATAAAAGATGCAAATGGAAATGATAGAGTTAATGGTATACAAAGATTAACTGCTCAAATTAATAAAATCATTTTAAATCAAAGTTTAGATGCAAGAGGTAAACCAGGAAAATTACATAAAGAAATAAAAGGTAAAATAAAAGGTGTAGGAATACCTAAGTATTTTTCTGAATATGAAAAATTATTACTAGAGCAATTTAAAGAACTTAAAAAAGGAGAATATAAAGGAGAATTTACTTTAAGTAATGATGAAATATATTTAAGTAGAGTTTATGATAAAAAAGCTAAAAAGTTTATTCACACTCTTGAAAAAGAAGGAGAACTAAAAGAAGTAGAAGAAAGTGAATTTAATGCAGTTTATGAAAAATACATAGATGATAAAATTGAATCTCTTGGTATATATGCAAATATAGCAGGTATGGTTACAGGAGCTTTAAAAACAAATATTATTAAGAGTATGGTGTTATCTCCTATTAGTGGTATATATAACAGAGTAGAGGGTGTTATATCTTTAATGATTATGGATATGACAGGAGAATATTGGACACCAGGTAATAATGATAAATCAAAAGATACTATGGCTTTTGCAAATATCATGAATATGTCTTCTAAAAAGTATAAAACCAAAAAGATGGGTAAAAGAAGAGAAACAATGGAGATATTTAAACAAGTAGTAAAAAAGTTAGGGGATTTTCAAGATAGAAAAGATGTATTGCAAGAAAGTGCAGGTAATCAAGATGTTGGAAATAACTTAATGAAATTTTTATATAGTTGGGCTATTCATGCTCCTGAATTTAAAAATCAAGGTCAAGCAATGTTAAATGTAATGCAAGATGAAACAATACTTGATAATAATGGAAAAGAGCATCAATTTTTTAACGGTGATAGTAAAGAATTTGCAGCTTTTGAAATAGTAAATGGAATAGTAAAAATAAAAGACAATTTTAATAAAAGTTTTTCTTTTGAGAGTTCTCAAATGGAAAATTTAATGGTAAAAGCTTCTGATACAATTAGTCACGTTAATGGTAACTACAATCAGTATGATATAATGTTATTAAAAAATAAATTAGGTGGTAGAGCTTTAGCAGCTTTTAAAACTTGGTTGCCAGAACAAGCTTATGCTAGATTTGGTGGAATGACTAAAACTGATGAAAATATTACTTTAAATTTAGCTAATCAAAAAGAAAAAAGACAAGGTAGATTTGTAGAAGGTTATAGAGGAAGTAAAGCAGCAACTTTAGCTTATGGAGCTGGTGTAGTTGCAATTTCTTATGGAGTATTACCTGGAATTGTTGGAGCATCATTAGTATTAGGAACAAGTGTGGGTCTAGCTTATGTTTATAAAAAATATATAAAGAAACTAGTAAATGATAAAAGTACAGTAGAAGATATTGCCAGTCTTTTACATATTGCAGAGTTTCTTAAAAGTACTTTAATTGACAGTTTAAATTTTCCTTCTCGAATAGCTTCTTCTATTCCTGGAGTAAAAAAATTAAGAATTAACACTATTGATAATAAGATTAAGTTTTTTAATTCTATGAATGGTTTAGTTGCCACTGAAGGAAATAAGAGTGTTTATAAGTCTTTAACTGAAGAAGAAGCAGCTTCTTTGAGAGCTATGTCAATGGAATTAGGAGCTATGCTATCTGTTTTATTAGTTAAAATAGGACTCGGAGTATTAATGTATGATGATGATGATGAAGAAGCAATTAAACAATATAATTTTGTACAAAATCAATTAAGTAAAAGTATAAATACTTTAAATTTTTACACTTCTCCTCAAGCTATGTTTAGTGATGTTCAAAGAATAGGGCTTTTAAAGTATTTAGAAAATATGGCAGATGTACCTCTAGGTATAGTAGATTTAGATGGTGAAAGAGTTATGGTGGGTTTAGGAGGAATTACGCCTATACCTACTAATTTATTAAAAATAGATAAAAATGGGATGCATGTAATGAAAAATTCTCTTAAAAATGATTATCTAATAGACAATTTTGCAGGTAAATATGGTTCTTTAAATTGGACTCAAGATTATATAAAAGATGTAGCAACTGATAGTAAATTCTCAGAAGAAAAAGATTATAAAGAGGATAGGGCAGAGTTTAGAAAACAAATAAAAGATGAATTTAGAGACATTACAAGTAGTAAAGCAATTTTATCTTCAATAGCTGATGCTCATTCAGTTAATAAATATGGACAAAAAAGAAATGGTGTAGTAAAGTTCAAATCTAAAAGTGCCATTAAAAATAGTTTAAAAAGAAGTTTAATAAAAGATTTTATAGAGCTTGGAATGACAAATAAAGAAGCTAATGAAAAGATGAAAGAAATCTTAGATAAAACTGATGAAACATGGTAAGCAAAATTTTTTATTGAACCATATAAAAAGGCTAGTATTTCTACTAGCCTTATTTATTTACAAATCTAATTTTAGTTGATTTGTTTCATCTAAATAATTTATTGTAATATATGCTTTATTTTTCCAAGCTACAAATCCTAAATTTTCATTTTCAAATCTAGCATCTGACTCTTTTAAAATCATAACATTTTCTTTCAATATACTTGCTAATTGTTCTAATTTACTTTTATCTTTAGTGTAATTTATATCTCCATACCAAACTTTACCTTGAGAAGTTATAACATTTGCATTAAATATTATAATATCATCAGGATATTTTTCTTTGTATGCAGATTTAGAACCTAACAACATTGTACCATTGTGTCCTAGTGTAGAAATTAAAAGTTGTTTATGGTCTAATACTCTATTCTCCTGTACTTCCATATCCTTTTTCTCCTCTTTCTGTATCTATTGTGTAATCTTCAGCTTGAATCTCTTCTATAGCTGGTCTTATTACTTCTTTAGGTACTAATTGTGCTATTCTTTCACCTTTAATAATAGTATTCAATTGTGAAGTAGTATTTGAAATAATAATTCCAATTTCTCCTTTATAATCAGGGTCTATTGTTCCTGGAGAATTTGTAACTATTAAACCTTTTTTTAATGAGAAACCACTACGAGGTCTTACCTGAAGTTCTATATTTTCTGGTATATCTGCATATAAGCCAGTTCCAAATAAAATTCTCTCGTAACCTCTTATTTTTATGTAATTGTTTCTCTCAAAACTATGCTGAACTTTTTCTAATCTCTCTCCAGTGATTTCTTCATCACCTTTATAGACTTTAAGAATTGTATTAGCTGTTATATCCATTCCAACAGCTTTCTCTGTTTCATATTGAGGGAGTTTAACTCCCTCATTTAATTTAAATTTTATCATTTATTTTAACCACATTTTGAATGCCCACACTCTTTACAAGTAGAACATCCTTCTTCAAAAACTACACTTCCTTTTGTTTTACAATTATCACATTCCAAAGTTGAAGTTTCTCCTTTTGGAATATATTTTTTTAGTACTCTAGCAAGAGATTTAGAAAAAGATGTAATATCTCCCTCTCCTTTATTCAATTGCTCTACAATATATTTGTTATTAACTCCATGTCTTAAACTAATACTAGTTAATCTCAATAATAAAGCTTGTTCATTTGTTAAATTACAAGTAATATCATGAAATATATCATTTTGTTTGAAAAAATAACTATTACTAGTTTTTTTATAAATGATACCAGGACCTGAAAATTTACCTTCTGATTCATCTAAGAAAACTTCATAAGGTTTATTATTTAATAATCCTACAATCCATTTATAGACATGTCCTTGTGAGTGGCTTATAAATGCTTCTCCTTCTAATTCTCTAGGTCTTTTTATAGCATCATGTTCTTTAAAAGCAACTTCATCTTTAATATCAGTATTAACTAATACACCAGTTCTACAGCCATCTCTATAAACAGTTACACCTTTAAGTCCCATTTCCCAAGATTTCATATAGATATTTGCTACTTCTTCTTTAGTTACGGTATTTGGTAGATTAATTGTGGAGCTTATTGCACTAGTAGTATATTTTTGTAAAATACTTTGCATTTTAACTCTTTTTGTCCAATCAATATCATTTGCTGTGCTACCATACCAAGGTGACACTTTGAAATATAGTTCTAAAGAATCCTTAGTTAAAGCTTTTACATAAAGGTAAGCATTTTCCTTAGTTTTATTAGTACCTTTTAATAAAGGATTAACATCAAAAGCTACTTCATTTTGAATTTGTATAATCATCCAATCTTTAAATTTAGGATGTAAAACAGAATATTCTGTCCAAGAATCTTTATTTTGGTCAATAAAATCTATTCTAACTCCTTCTTCTCCTGGATTAACTTTCTTTCTCCTAGTATAAAAAGGCATAAATAAAGGCTCACAACCAGATGTTGTTTGAGTCATAATTGAAGTTGTTCCAGCAGGTGCAATTGTATTCCAATTTACATTTCTTCTACCATATTTCATCATTCTTAACTTTTGCTCTGGAAATTCTTCTATAAGCATTTGATAAAAATCATTTGCACCTTGAGTTTCTTTATCAGAAAAAATATTGGTGAATTCTAAATTTTTATCCCAACCTTTAAAAGGTCCTCTAAGAATAGCTAAATCAATACTACAATCAAGTTCTGCCTTCATTTTTGTATGCATTACAAGTTCAACAGTATCTAAAGCTACTTCTGAATCAAATTTTAAATTTAAAGCAGCTAACATATCTCCTAAAGCAGTTATACCACATCCAACTCTTCTACCTGATTCTGCAATATCTTTAACATTTAACCATAGAGTTTTTTCAATAGCTTTTTCTTCTTCAGGTAAATTATCAGATTCTATTTTTAATAGAATTCTTTCAATATACTCAATTTCTAAATCAACTAAATTATCTCCTTGTCTCATCATTTCATAAGTGATTTTATATAATAAATCATAGTCAATTACAGCTTCTTCAGTAAATGGGTTTTGTACCATATTAAATAGATTTAATAAAATTAATCTACAAGTATCATAAACTGCCATTGGCTGTTCTCCACAAGCATTTGTTCCATCAATAAAATATTTAGAATACACAGAGGAAGGGTCGTAATTAATAACTCTATCCCAGAAAAATAGTCCTGGTTCTGCATTTTCCCAAGCATTTTGTACAATTGCATCAAAATACTCTTTTGCTCTGATTTTTTTAGCATATATTTTAAAATCTAATGAAGAATCTTGTATTATTGTCAGTGTATTATACTCTAAATCCTCTCTTTGACATTCTACAATTTCAGAATTTATATCACAAGGAAATCTAAGAATATAATCCTCATCATTTTTTACAGCTTCAAAAAATTTATCTCTTGTTTTTACAGAAATATTAGCTCCTGTAATCATAGTTCTATCAATTTTTGAATTGATAAAATCTAAACTGTCAGGATGATTAATATCAATATCAAGAAGACAAGCTCCTCTTCTACCATCTTGAGCTACTTCTCTTGTTGAATTAGAATATCTTGACATAAATGATACTGGACCTGTTGAAGTACTTGAAGCATTTTTAACTTCAATTCCTTTTGGTCTAATATTAGAAATACCTAATCCATAACCACATCCTCTTTTAGCTGCTGATATCAGCATTGTGTCAGTGTACATTATACTAGAATAAGAATCTTTAGGTGGTGGTAATCTAAGGCAATTACTAAGGCTTCTATAACCTTCTTTATAACCTAAAGATGCCATAATTCTACCTTGTGGTACAATGTATTTAAAATCTTTAAACATATCAAAGATTTTTTCTTCTGTTAAAGGTATTCTTTGTAAAGCATAATCAGACATAATTTCTAAGTTAAAAGAAGCATCTTCATAATAATTTTTTTCTTTTTCAATATACTTAGATTCTACTTTAGCAAATTCTTTTGCTAGTCTTCTGTGCATGTCATTAGGTGTTATATCATTTTCTTGTGCATATTTATTAAGCCACACATCTGAAGCTAATTCATCATTATTAAAATATTCTAATAATTCTTTATTCATGAGTCCCTAAAATTTCATCATAATTAATAAGACTATATGTATGAATCTCTTTTTCAGAAATTTTATCATGTTTTATGATATTACTACCTGAATAAGAGCTTATAAAAATTTTGTCTCCTTCTTTTACACCATTTTGTGGACATTCATTTCCTAAATTTAAAACAGTCCTTGTAATTTCAAACAAGTCTTCATCTGTTTCTTTTACATTATCCAATAGAATAATGTCTTTCTTTTTTTTAAGTGCTATAGTTTTAATTAGCACATTTTTTCCTATCGCTTTCATTTTGTGAACTTGCAAAGTTAATATAACTTTACATATTTAAAAAATACAATTCATGTTTTGCTCTAGTTCTTGCAACATACTTTAAGTTTTGCTCTTGTTGTAGTTGCTCTTTACTTTTAGCAAATTTTGAAGGTATTAAATTCTCATTTAGTATATAAACTACATCAGATTCCAAACCTTTTGATTTATGAATTGTACATAGCATTATACCATTTTCTTTTTCTTCAAATAGAGATTTTAATTTCTCTAATAAAACACTAACTAAATCATAGTCTCCACAAAAATGCTTATATAATAAGGTAAAATTATTAAGATTCTCTTTAAAAACATAAAATTTAATTTTTCCTTCTTCAGAATAATCTTTTTCTAATTCTTCTGTTCTATAAGTCATTTCAATAAAAGCTTGAGTAACTGTGTTTGTGGAATAAGCTTTTAAAAATCTAATTAAAGAATTTAAAATGTCTTCTCCTTTTAAATATACATTTTTATCTTCAGCTAACAACTGAAAATAAAGCTCTATTAAAGGATTTGTATTCCTGCAAATTACCATTGCTCCATTTTGTATCAATTTATAGTCAGTTATAGTCTTTACAATACCTTCTGAAGAATTAAAAGGTGTCATTACATCATAGACTTCATTTGCTTTCTTTATAATTGAGTCATCGCATCTGTAACAAATATCTAAAGGTAATTGTTTTACATTTGGTTTAGATAAAAATAAATCAAAAGAAGAGGTTGAAGCCCCAGAAAAACCATAAATAGCTTGATTTTTATCTCCAACACAAATAAATCTTTTAACTGATTGTTCAATTAACTTATCTACAATTTTATGTTGACAAATATTCAAATCCTGACATTCCGTTTTTTTGTATAGTTTTAAAACATGATAAAGATTAATTATTATCATTATACTATACCTTATACTTTCATATAAGACTAGACTATATCTTAAAAATTTCTAATTTTACATTTTTAATATTTAGATTTTTTATTGTATGAGAATTTATCCAATTTCTTTTGTAAGTATTCTCCCTTTTAGAATCATATATATGCTGAGATAATCTTGCTTTTAAACTTGTGCAAGTTACCCCTACATACCTTACTTCTAATGTTTCTGGATTTTTTAAAACATATATTAAAAACTCTCTTTGTTTAATATTTTTTATTCTCTACATGTTAAATCTTGTGTTATGCAAAAACAGTAATTTTTCTCCCCGTTTCCAAATAAAATAATCAATTTTAAATGTACGTATTTCTACTAGTCGTTGAACCTTACCCATTTTAAAAGGTCTTGGCTGCTGATTGCCTATTTGACATCTCAATTATTTTTAACATTCACACTTATCTTTTCAGATTATGTTGTAGTTAATTGAGCTTTAAGGTATTCCAGCAATTAAAGGAGTTTTAAGTGAACTAAATTTAATCCACCATTAGATAATGAGGATATATTGGAATTTGAAGGCTTTTTACAACTGGTAAATAAATCATATCATTAAAATCTATTAAAACTAAGTTTGATTCATAACTAGCATTTCTTAATTCTAAAAATCTTTGCCATAAAACTTTTAAATCAGGTGTGATAACTAAACTTTTATCCATAGTTATAAAACAATCTCTAATAGATTCTACATCATCAATTAAAAATAATCTAGATATATCATTCATATCCATTAAATCATAACTCATTTTAAGTTTATCTTTCCAAACTAGCTTTTTAAATATTCTTTTATTTTGAAATTGTAATTTTTTAATTAAACTAAAATTTTTACCATTATCTATTTTTATATTCTTATAACTATTTCTTATTGCACTTAAACCTAAACTATGAATTGTCATAGCTTTTCCTTGAGTTAAATTTTTACTTTCTATTTTATTTTGAATTTCTTCTTTGATTGATTTATTAAAAGCTAAAAAAAGAGTTTTTTCTTGACAATGTTCTAATAACAGTAACAAAGTGGTAGTTTTACTACCACCTGCTACAGCATTTATTAAAATATTACAATCTTCATTATTCCAAACATCTAAAATGTTTTGTTGTTTTTCACTTAGAATCATTTTTTAATATTTTTATAATTTCTTCAATTTCAAACTTTTCATCAGTACCTAACCTATCAGACCAACTTACTAAGTTTTCTAATCTTTCGATACCTATTTTTACATTTTTTGGCATATTATAATATTTCTATAGTTAAATGAACCCATTCATCAATTATTTCAACTTCTGTTTTAACTTTATCTTTAAAAGTAACTATAACTTCATGTTGAATCTGTCTAGCATCTTCTATATCAATTCTTGATGCTTTTTCTCTTCCTACATCTCCATTTTCTCTGGTTATATAAGTTATTGTGTTTTCATCTGCATCATCTAAATATAGATTAGTCATTAATGTATCAATGAACTTTTTTATATCTTCTTTCATGGTCTTTTTTTAAGTGCTAAAGCAAATCCTCTTTTATACCCATCTTTATAGGTATCTTCATCTAAAACAATCATTGGACACATTGGAACAATTCCTAAAAAAGTACAATTATATTTATCAAAACACCAACCTTCAGTATAACCTTTTTTAAATCCTTCACAATAAGTTCCTGTTGTGTTATAAGCGTTTATATTTAACATATAAACGCTTAAACATATTAATATTAATTTTCGCATAATTTTTTTATTTTAGCATATATTTCAGTCCAAGTTGGTAAACCCATAATACACTTATCATCAATATAAACATCTGCTGAAATTTTTCTACAATCTGCTCCAAACTTTTGAATAAGATGTGGCATATTACAATTTATATAATCATATTGTATGTCATTTTTATCTAAAAAAGCTATTGCAGCTCGTATTGTTGAAAATCTTTTCATATCATCTTTATAATTTTGAGTATTACAAGCTTTTACTGAAAGTATATCACCATTTAATGAAGAAATCCAATAATAATAATCTTCCTGATAAATTGAATTTTGTCTTACAAGCATTTCTAAATAACCTTTCCAAGTTACATAACCTTGAGCATCAGTTCCTGTTATATTAAAGTAATCTGCAACTTCACTAAAGTGTTCTTCTTTTATATTACTTATTTTCTCTATAGCTTTTCCATCATATGTTCTAAATAAAAATTTATCTAATAACTTAATAGAATGACCATCATTATAAAACATCATATGCTTTTGATTTTCAGCTTTACCAATATAAAAATTTCTTATATAATCACAATCCTTGATGATTTCACCAACAGTAAATACTACACCATCTGACAATCTTTTTATAGAGTGAATATGATGGGAAAAATTTGAATTTAAATAATATTCTGCATTATATAGACCATCTCCTTTTCCATAAAAGCTCATTAATCCACTCACAGGATTAAGTATATAATGACCATTATATCCATTTATTTCTATTATCTCATAATCTTTTTCAACAACTTTTTCCCAAAATTCTGGATTGTTTTCTACTAAATGAGAAGAAATTTCTGAAAACGTACCACTTCCATTAAAATTGTAAATATTTCTACCTTCTAAGAAATTTACTACAGTATTTAATTTAACACTTCCTGGATATTTTTTAATTAATTTATATTTTTTCATATTTTATTTTTTCTAATTTAAATTCATATTTATCTCCAACTTTAGTTTCAATTATACCTGTCTTAAAGTCTATATTTTTTATTTCTTTATATATTTCACTATGAGGTATTTTTAATTTTTCACAAACTGCTTTTCTAAACATACTTCCTGCAATTCCATTTAATTTATATGCGTTCATATTATTTTTTCTTTAATTAAAATTTCTTTTACTTTTTCGATTAACTTTTCAATAGTACCATTATTATCAATTACATAATCAAACTCTGCATTATCTAAGCTTGCTTCGGATTTATGTTCATTAGACATTTCCACCATAGTTTTAGTACCTCTATTAACTCTAATAGTAATTCCATTTTCATCTTTAATAGCTTTTAACTCATTTGGGAAGCGCATATCAGTAATTATCCAATTAGGATAAATATCAATTATATCATTTTCATGAGGTTCATAATTTTCATTTACATTTTCTCCTGCTAGTTTGTGTTTTATATTTAAAAAAGATTTATACTCACTCATTAAAGCATTAACCCAAATATTTGGATGTATAATTTGTCTTCCACATTCAGTGCCTAATAATTGAAGTAAAAGTCTAGGTGTAAGTTTAACTATATACCATTTTAAATTATTAGCAATGTTTTTGTTGCCTCCTAAGTAAGGAACTAATACATTATCTTCATTATAAAATAAAGTTTTAGTATAATACCACCATTCTTCTCCTAATTCTTTCTCTTTAAATTCTCTATCTTCTAGTTGTTCTCTAGTACAATTAAGTAATAAACAAACTATATCTTTTAATTTATCAGCAAATTTTTTATTTTCCCAATTTGTTTCTTCTGGAAAATTTAAAGGTTCATTAGATTGTAAAAAATCTACACAATCTTTTATTGTAGTGGGTTTTCCAAAAGGTGTATTTCCTATATAAGCTTGACCCTCTTGGTCAATTAACCACTGTATTATCTTTCCAACTGTATCTTTTCCTGAACCTAGTTTCCCTGAAATTCCAATTATCATGTTATATCTCTCCCTCTATTAAAATATTTTTTATCACTTTCTGGCCAATTAAATATTTCTTCTACATTTACTAGAGGTAAATCTAATTCAATATCATCAAAATCTTCAACAGTCATTAATGTTCCAAAAGTTTCATTTATAGTATTAATATATTTTTGTTTATAATCTGAATTTTTTAAAAGAACATTTCTTTCTTTATCTTTAGAAACTGAAAATAATAATTTTAACTCTTCAGAATTATACATCTCACTATATTTTCCTTTTATAAAACTATCATAAGCTTTATGAAATCTTTCAGGAATTTCTATTACTAACATGTGTCTATTTGAATTAATAAAATCAGCTTCATAACTATAATCTGTTACATAAGATGGATGTTTTCTTAAATTCACTAAAGCTGTATTTGTTATTTCAGGTTTGTAATTTTTATTAAACATTACAATAATATTTTTACCTTGATTTAAATTTGAACCATTTAGAGTAATATCATGAATACCAACTGCCATTTTCCAAAATATATTAAAATTTAACACAAAATCATCACCATAACCTCTCAAACTTGGCATTAAATATTTATAAGTTTTATTTATATATGTGCCATTATCTAATAATTCCATATTTTATATATTCATACATATTTCATAGGTTAAAGAATTATAATAAACTTCAGACTTCTCTGTTCTTGATTTCAAAAATATAATATCTTCTGGCATATTATTTTCTAATTTGTAAGTTTTAATTCTTTGTTGAAGTGTTAGGTTTTTAATTGCTTCTTCTGAAGTGTAAAAAGCTTCTAACTCATAAGCACTTAAATTTCTAGTAGCTAATTCTAGTAATTCAGGAGGAGTTGGCATTAACACATAATCTAAAAAAGCATCTAAAGCATCATATAAATGACAATAAGATATTAATTGCCATTTGTAAACACTATCAATTCCTGTTTTGTTCTTAAAACTTTTCCAAGTTTCAGGAACTTTACAATCCCTAATTATATCATGATACTTAATATCACACTCACCAGTTAAAAAACCTTTTGAAATTCTTTCAGTATTTTTAATATATTCAGTATTATTTAATTGACTTATTATAGATATTGCTCCATCTTCACAATATCTGCCTTTCTGTAAACTAAAAGTACCTTCTAATAAACTTGCATCAAAGAATTTATAATTATTTTCTAACCACAGTTCTTGTAAGTAAGTTTTTGCCCCATCTGGTAAAGGGTCTTCTACACTATTTGTATAATCTTTTTGTAATTTAATAACATCTCTAGCAACTAACATTATACCATTAGTTTCAGAATAATCAATTAATTTATCTGGATTATAATCAGTTTTTAATTTTTCTTGGACTTTATTTTTCAATATATCCGTAGCTTTCTCTAATTCCATTTTATCAAAAAATGGCCTATTAGTACAAACTCTATGTGAACTTGAAGCTCTAATCATTTTTGTTTTTTATATCTAAGATTTTTTTAAAATCTTCAAAACTCATATACACTAAATCATCTAACTCTTGTCTTTTATTGCCTTGACCTACTGTTTTTCTATGAATTACTATTGTAGGTAATTCGTGTTCTATTTTTGTAGGTGGCATAAGTTCTTTTATTTGATTTTTTGTGTATTCTATAACATTTTTAATATTTAAACCTCTGTCATACCCCACTTTTACTTGAACATTAAATGGTAAATTTGTTAAATCTATACCACAATTGTCATGTAATCTGCTTTCTAACCTAGAAGTTTGACAGAAAATGTAGCCAAGTTCTCTAAATAACTTGGCATACAATCTTTCTCCATTACTTCCTTTTCTTTTATTTGTTTTTCCTTGTCCCATGTTTTAAAAAGGTAAATCTATTGGATTAATACTATTAGTACTGCTAGAATCAATAGGGTCAATTCCAGCTATATATGCTGGATGAGGTAGATTTATATTATTAATATCATCAGAAAGATTATTAGATATTATATCTGAATTAAAAAAGCTATTTATTGCATCACTATTTAAATTCATTTGAAATAACGCTTTTTTAATTTCTTTAAGTTTACTTCTTTCTGTGTCTCGAAATGACAAAACAACTAAATTTTCTTCTTTACAAAAATCAGATAATATATCATTTTCAACTATATTGTTTAATTCTGTTATACTATTAAAATTTTCTTCAAAACCTTTTGAAAACAACTCTTCATCTATACTTTTTGTACTTTTAAATTGTACTGAAATACCTTTTTCATAACAACTATTTATTAAGTCTTTTTCTACTTTTTTATAAAAACTTTTATATATAGGATTTAATAAAAACTCAGTTGCTACAAGTAATTTAAAATATTTATATATGGGGACATCATTATCAAAAATTTGGTTTCTTTCATAATTTTTACAACACAAAATTAATAAGATGTTTTCTTTATCATCTAAAATAGAATAGTGACCTGAAGAAATTTCAACATCTTTCCCTTGAACTTTAAATCCATATTTTCGTATTCTATCTTTATATTTAAAGTTTTTTAAAAATTCACTATAAGTTTTTGTTTTATAAAATCTAATACTTAAATGTTTATAATAAAATTTAATATCAGTTAAAACAGGAAGAAAAACTGAGATGTTAAAAGGGCTTATATACATAGTATCATCACAAATTGTATAATAAGGCATATATTCTCCCAAACTTTTCACTCCTATTTTTAAAATATCAGGGTGTGCTTGAGCATCATAAATTTTGTCTATAATCATGATATAACATTTGTATATGTGACTGGAATAAAAAACTCATAAAAAAATGGTATATCCCTAACTTTTTCTCTTTCATGAATATTTGTTAAATGATTTGTAAAAAAAGCTGTCATTAAAGAACCTATCATTGCTGCACAATGACTTGTCTGTTTTAATGTGCATGGTGCATCTTCTACTTCATCATCATCAAAAAGATATTTTTCATACTCTTCAATTTTATCTGGAGTCACACAAAATATTTGTAATTGTTCTAATTCCAATCTACCATCTATGAAAATAGGAGTTACAGGACAATTAGGAATACTTTTTTTCCAAACTTCAAACATATCTTTTCTAGCTTTCATATTATCAAAAGCAGAAAACATAAAATAATGTGTAGGAGAATTTCTATCAATTTTTTCATTAAAAATATGAGGTGTTTTACCACAAAATTCATAAATAATATTACTAATAGCATTTACTTTTGGTATGCCTAAATCTTTTACTTTAAACATTTGACCTCCCATATTATGTTCTTCTATTAAATCATCATCATAAATAACACAATTATTTCCTATTCTACTAAGAAAAAAACTTAACCATGTGCCAATACCTCCTGCACCCCCTATCATTACTGTTTCAGGATTTTCAGAAAACCATAAAGCATCTTTAAATCTATTATACTGCGCTTCCATATTCTTCAAATTTTTGTAAGAAAAACTTTATTGCTAATTTTATTTTACTAACAACTTTATATTCTATTTCTAACTCTTCAAGTTCTTCAACTATACGATTTGTAATGTAAATAAAATTTTCATCGTCTTCTTCTTCTGTAAACATATTTTTATATAAAGGTACAAAATTCTCTAATATTTGTCTACAAATTTCTTCTATTTTTACTGCTCCAATTGTCACATTTAATTCTAAATCTTCTAAAACATCATCAATAGTTTTTGTATCATCTTCTTTAGTATTAGTATAATTTAATAAAGCATAAATAAAATCTTGTATTAAATCTAATTCATCTTCTTCTAAAAAAGTATCATTATCAATTTCTTCAAAATCTATGTCATCAACAAATTCTTGAAATAAATCAATTTGTTTTTTATTTGTAGTGACAACTTTTGTTAAAGGACTATTAGGAATTATAGGATTATTTGGGATAATGTTTGCAAAACCTTTAATAGGATTTCTATTTTGAGGAGGAAAAGTTTGAACATAAATAGGTTTTTCAGCTTTCTTTATAATAGCTTCTACTCCTTCTTTAAATTCTTGATTAACTATTATTTCTTCTTGTTCAGATATAATGTCACAATTATAAATAAATAATTTTTCTTTTTTAAATTTTAAATCTTCTTTAGATATTGTATATTTTTTACCATTTTCATCTAAAGAAATATATGGTGTTTTTGTAATATCTTTTTGTATAGCTCCTCTAAAAGCAACTTTAGCTTCAAAATCCATATAGTTATTTACTATTAAAGAAAGATAAAAATTGTGAGAATCTGAATTATCATTTAATTCACTCATATCTGTTCCAGAGAAAAAAACATTCATTGTATTGTGGCTATGTATATGCCCAATTTTCCAATTCATTCTTTCTTCATCTTTCATCATATAATCTACAAATCTATTATCAAATTCGTATTCTGTAAAAGCTTGTGTGCCTTTATCCATTGGTAAAATATCTCTTATAATAAGAAGCATATTTTCGGGTTTTCTTATAGAGCCTATTATTTCATAAAATAATATTCCTGACCACTCTACCTTTGCTATTTTTTTACACAGGTACTTGATTTTGAATAATATTTCTTTGGATATTTCTAATTTTATTCTCTTTTCTAATTGCTCTATTGACAACGACTTGTTTATATAAATGTTGTTCGAGGGCATTACTTGCGGATTTTGTGTATTTTGGTAATAATTCATATTTTACTTTTATTTCTTCTTTTGTTTCTTGTTTTTTTTCATAAACTTTAAAATCTATAATTTTACTTCTAAAAATTATAGAAGGAATTAAATTTTGATTTTTCAAATCTTTATTTATTTCTTTTACGTTTTCTTTATAATCATCTTTATTAAATTGATAGTATATATCTTCTATTTTTGTTACAATAAGATTTTTTATATTGTCATAATCAAACTTTTTAATTATATTTATTATTGTGTTTTTAAAATTATCATTTATTATAAATTTAAGACTTCTATTTTGTACTATAACACGTAAATTTTTTATATCATTCTCATTTATATTTTTAATTAATTGAATATTTACTATATTAAACATATTTTTAGCATCAGTTCTATCTATTGATATACTACTACTTTCTGCATTTGTTATAACATCTCTCATTTTTATATGGGGGCCACCTTCTAAGGATTCCCAAGATAAATAGTTATCTAAAGTAATAATAAATAATTCAAATGCTTCAGGAGTACATTCATTTCTATTTATAGATATTATATCAGAAATTTCACTTTCTCCATAACAAAAACTTGAACTATAAAAATTTTTATTATATTTATAACTCATTGTATTAGTATGAGAGTGTCTATAAGCATTGTGAAATTCTTGTTTATTAACTGATAATCTAATACCTTTAAAATCTTTAAAAAAGATGGATGAAGTAAATTTATGTATAGGTAAAACTATTAATAAATCTTTTATAAGATGTTCTTCTTCTACACTATTTTTAATTGTGATAGAAGGATATAATATAAAAATATTTATTTGTATAGAATTTATTAAAGTATTATCTTGCTTATTAGAAAAATTATCTATAATACTTAAATTAATATCCCAATTATCTTTATGATGTGCATTTAAAATTGGAGTAATTAAATTTATAAAATTAGAAAATCTTATTTTATTTCTAACCCCTATACCACATACATAATCTTTTTGTATTAAAGTTTTTAAAAAATTTATGTCTCTTGATTTTCCTGATTTGTTCCAATTATTGCATAATTTAATAATTGTATTTTCATAAGTAGTTCCTATTGTGTTTATATTTAACTGCATAATTTTTTAAAGGGGTGTTTCCACCCCTATCTAATTTGTTTTTTTAAAAACCTTTATTAATTTCTGCTAATTCTCTAGTTAATCTTTCAGTTTCTTCTCTGTCATCAATAGCTGCTTGGGCTGACTCAGAATTACTATAAGTTTCAATTAAATTTAACACTCTGTTATATTTTCTTGAATCTACTAAGTCTTCCCAAGCTGTTGTCAAATCATTTTTATCAATTACTAAAACAACTTCTGCTAGATTATTCTCAACAGAAAGAATAGCTAAAGAAGATTGAGAAGGACTAATTTGTTCTGAAACTGCTTCTGGCTCTGGAGTTTGAGTTAAATTGTTAAAATAGTTTTTTAAATCTAAAGTTGAACATTGTGTCCAACTAACTTTACAGTTGAATTTAGCCACTCCAATTTTATCAGCAGGACTTAGTTGATTTCTTAAATCATTATAATTCATATTGTTATAATCTACTCCAGATTTAGTTTTAATAGGACTGATAAACAAAGTAAAAGCTGTAGTAGGCAATATTGCTATACTACTTTCTAAACTTGTTCTATTTACACTTTCTAAAGCTTTGAATTGATTCATATCAAATCCTTTATTTTCTACAACACTTTTCAATTCACCCCAAGTTGTTGCTGATGATTGAATTTTAATTTTTTCACCTTTTGTGGTGAATATGGTGATTTCTCTTTCGTTACTCATTTTATTTTTTATTTATTTTTTATTTATTTTTATTACTCTTTATAGAAGATTTATATTTTTATCTCTTAAAAAATCTATTAAATTTTGTTTTCCTTTATTTTCTATTAAATCTGATGCATCTGAAATTTTATCTTTTAATAAATTTTCATTTAACCATATTTTTTCTATATTATTAATACCTAATGATATTAATAAATCATATAGTTTTATAGAAGCTTTTATTCCAGCTTTATCATTATCAAAAAAAATAATAATTTTATTAAAAGAATTTAATAAATTTTTTAATATTTCCTTATCAGGAAACATTCCTTCATTTTGAAACCAAATTACATTTAAATTTAGATTTTTTAATACTCTATAATCTTTATAAGATTTAGTAATTATTATATTATCTGAATTATTATCTATGAAATTTATTCCCCCAATATCATTATTATCACAATTAGTTATAAATTTTTTAACTTTTTGCTCAGGTCTATAGATTTTCTTTTTATTATCTTTAAAATCTGTATAGCAATAACATAAATCGATGGGTCTAACAGTTATATCTCCTTTTCTTGTATTCAATAGTTTGAATTTTTGAATTGGAAAAACTTTATCATCTATTAAATTTTGTTTAGTAATTTCATAAGGAGTCCAATAAAGACCATCTATTTTACTGAAATTTCTTGTTGCAATTAGAATCTTAAAATCTTTTTTAATAACATTGACTTTTTTGACTTTTTTTACAACTGGTTTTATAACAAAATTTTTATTTTTTATGATATTTTTATTTATAAAAGCTAAAGTTTCATAAAAATTCTTTAAATTGTATTTTAGTTTGATTGCATCAAAACAATCAATTTTTAGATTATCTGCATAATCAACAAATCTTAGGGTGTTAGCATCTAATTCAAACCAACACCCTGGATTTGTATCATCTCTAAAAGGAGATATGATATATTCAAATTCTATAGGTTCAAAACCAAATACATAAGCAAATATATCTTGTTCAGATACTTTATTAAGTATAGATTCTTTACTAATAAAACCTTTAACTTCTATATTATCTGTTATTTTATCATAAATAGACATCTAACAAAGTTAAGGAATATATTTGTCACCCCCAAGAAGCTTTACTAGAATCTGTTATAGGACTATCAGTAGGTTTAACTTTATCGTTTTGCTCATTAGCTTTTGGGCTTTCCATGTAATTAGTATTTCTAGTAATTACATGTGTTTCTCCTTTTGAATTAACATATTTTAATCCATCAGCATCAACAACTTTTTCCCAAGGCCCTGGCATAGCAGGAGATAAAAATTTACCACCTTTCATGTTTTGAGGTAATTGAAGAAAAGTTCTTGTGTTATCAGCTTTTATAGCCCATTGATATTCTAAAAACACATCTACATCTCTATCTGCAAAATTTGCTGGTAATAAAGATACTAAGATTTGCGCCCAAGATTTAAAATCTGTAGGAGGAGTTGCTAAAGATTTCTTAATTTGTTCATCTGTAACTCCAAGAGCTTTTAAAGCATGGATTACTACTGCTCCATTTTGAGTCATTTCAGCTATTTTAGCTTCTTCATAACCTTCTCCACCTGGCTCTGTTAAAGCTCCACTTACATATAAAGCTCCAGTAATATCATAAATTCTATTTCTGTATTCTTTATTAGGTGTAGTAACAGTTAATAGGATAGCATCTGCTGCTGCTCCATCTTTTCCTGCTGTTTCACTAAATTCAAAAGTTGTAATTTTACCTGAAGTTAAACCAAAAGTATCATAACTTGAAGATTTACCTTGAAGATTTTCATCTTCATCATTTACATATCCAAATACTGACATTATGCTTCTTCTCTTTCTTGTAATATTGAACTTAAATGAACTACTTCTCTTTCTGGTTGTAATTCTTCTGTGATTTCATTTTCATTTTCAATTTGCGTATCTGATATAGATTCTTCATCTGTATCATCCACTAAAACTGAAGTTAATGGTTTGTGCATTCTTAACCCTTTTAATTTAGGATGTTTAAAATGTTTTTTTAATTCGCCTAAAGTAATACCATACTCATTTGCGATTTCTTGTCTTGTTTTTCCTTGCTCTAAGAGAGATTTAATCCCACTTATGCTTATTTTAACTGGTTCTTGCATTAGTTTTATTATTTATTATTTATTGTTTATTAATATGTTAGTAATTTTTCAATTATAAAATTGTAGTCATTATCAATTATAGGTTCAAATAGTTCCATTGGACTTCTAACTGTATTAAAACCATCATTTTGAGTTTCTAATATATATTTTGATTCACTATTTTCTTTAATAACTTTGGCATAAAGTACAGTTTCATATTTACCTTCAAGTTGCATTTTAGTTGCCATATTACCTAAAGTTTTCAATCTATATCTCATGTCATTTCCATGTTTATACTCTTCAAGATGTGCTGTTAAAATAGCATATCTCTCTTCTTCAAACATATTTTTTGATAGTCCCATTTTTATGTGATTTGTAATATCATCATAAGTTTTAGGTATTACATGATAGGGTATTATAGGGTTATTTTTTTTACCATACTCTTCTTTTCCTCCTACCCAAACAGGATTCTTATTATCTGCATTAAACCATATATTAGTTTTACTAGGTAGTGTTCTCATACCAGTACTTTTTCCTGTCTTTATATTCTTTTAAGTTCGTTACTTCTTAAAATGTTCTCTAATGAACTACTTGTATTCTCACACAAGAATAGACTATATCTTTATCCTATAAGGATAATCCCCTTTTCCACCCACTTGGGTGTACAGCTTCCAACAGCTTAGTCGTTGAACCTTACCCTTATTATTTTCATAACTTAGAGTCTTGGCTGCTGATTGTCACATAATAAGAAATTTTCAAACATTCATAGTGTAATTTCTTCACTATTGTAGTTTTCTTATCTTCGAGATATTCCAGCAATTAAAGGATTTCATTATATAGATTACTCTATATAAGGGCTATATTTTAAATATTTATTGTATTTTCTATCTAAATAAATTGTAGCATTATCAAATATACAATAATTAATTAACATAACCTGGACTACCCACAATTAGAATTGTTTCAAAACCTAAAGATTGTAAATCAGATTGTAATTGCCATATTGACATACCATAGTCTTTCCACTTATCGTGTCCTGGCTTTTTTAATGAAGTCATGTATTCTTCATTTTGAATACCTGTTAAGGTATCAATACAGACTGTTCTTATTTTTGTTTCATTCATTTATTTTTTTATTTTTATTTATTTGGTATTATTAATGGTTCAAAATTTTTCCAACCCCCATACATATTAACTCTAAAGTGTTGTGGAAACTCACAATGTCTGCTTTCCACTAAATGTAAAGTTCTTAGTTTAGGATATAAAGGATTACCTTTACTGTCTTTTATTTCTGCACCAAAATGTTTCATTAAATTATATCTTGTATCATTTGGATTTAACATAGTTATTAGATAATCACAATCTTCAGCTACATTACCCGAATCTTTCACATCATCACTTGAGGGATGTAATTCATCTCCAAATTGTTTAAATCTTTCTACACTTGTTAAACTTCTATTTAAATGTATTACATTTACAAAGTTATAATTTATTAAATTTTTTAATATTACACTGTATTCAGACATTTTATCTACAGTTTGTTTCATTTGCATTTGCCTTTCAGGAATCAGTTTTCTTAAATGGTCTATTAATACAACAGTGAATTTTTTTGAATCGTTTTCAACATAACTTGTTAATCTTTCATATCCTTTTTCACCTGTATATATGAGTTTACCATTTGCTTCTGCATGTTTTAAAAGGTTTTTATAAACTCCTGTAGGATTATCTGTACTTGTAATAAAAATTATTGCTCCTCTTTTAGTTAAAATATTACTATCATTATATTCTCCAAATAAAGGTATTATTCTATCTGGATATATTTTAAATAGTAACTCTTCAATCTTTTCATCTACTTTAATTAATTCATCATTATCATCTAATAATTTCCCAAGTAAGTAATCTGCATCTAATTCTATTACATTCTTACCTTTTTTTGTAATCCCTGGGGGTAAAGTAATATATGTAATATTGTAATCATGATACAAAAAATAACAAGCAAAATTAAATTCTTGTGTTATCCTATCCATTTCTAATGAGTAATATATAAATTCAATAGGAATGTTATTAGCTAAACAAAATAGATAAGGTTGAATGATAAAAGCATAATTTATAAAAGTGGATTTACCTGTTTTAGGAGGAGAAGCAATACCATAGTACCTAGCTTTTTGCAAACCGTTTAACGCTTTAGTAAACGGAGCTAAACCTGGCCCAAAGGGTATTCCTCTATTTTCTCCTAATTGACCTTTTTTGTAATTTTTTATAAAAGTCATTATTGCATAGTGTTAGTTATGTTGTTTCTACCTAAAATATCTGTATTTAAATTTTTATATTTATTAATCCAAGTTAATATATCACATATTTTATTAACACCTGCTCCTTTCTCAATAAAATAATGAGGTAATCTTATAAAATTTAAATCTGAACTTCTTAAATACAAATTTGTACCTTGAATAACATCTTCTTTTCTTATTTCAGGGTTGTTTGCAAAGAGTTTTTTCATTCTAATTACAGATTCTTTTTCATAACTAGCTTTTTTAGGGTTAGCTTTTTCAAATAATTTTATATATTCTTTTTCTACCCATTCAAAATTTGTTTCTGATTCTTCATATAAACCTACTTTCCAAGTTAAGCCTTTAGAATCTCCAGTAACAATATTTGTTACATTAATTTTTTTCTTTAATTCATCTGGAATATAACTTGGTTTATATCCGTAATATAAAGATATTAAATAACAAATAGCATCATCTTTATTTATATTGTAAGCTCTTAATGTTTCAATTATTTTTTCATTAATTTTCATTCTTCATCTGTCCCATGTATTTCATTAATATTAATTATAATTCCTAATTTAAAAGAATTATTAGCTTCTTCTATACTATTAGCTTTTATATTAATCCACTCTTTATCTTGTTTACCAATAGGTAAATATATTATTCTATAAGTTTTCATAATTTTTTTAGTATTAATTCTCTAAATTTTCTCATTTATATATTTTATTTTTTCTTTATTAAAATTTTCTAATGTGGAAGCTACCCACTTTTCATCTTGTGTGTTTTTTAAACAAATTATCCATATAGTAGCTTTATAATTGATTTGTTCTAATAATACTCTACTAATTTTTTGACTTGTCATACCATTTTTATCTGAATCAGCTTGTATTAAAATTAAATGGTCAATGTTCTTATAAGTAAATCCTATACCTCCAGAATTTACCATAGCAATTGTGTCAATTTCTCCTGATTGAAATTTTTTTAAATCCTCATTTGTAGTTTTACTATGATAAGTATTTTTACAAATATCTTCAGCTTGTTTAATATTTGCTGTAAATATTAATTTCTTACCTTTCAACTGACTTATTAAAATTTTTGCAGCTTTAAATTTACTTGTAGAATTATGAATTAATCTCATTCTATTTAGTATTTTAAATTTTAAAAATTTATTCTCATTATTTTCTATTGCTATTGCTATACTTTGAGATAAATAATTATAATTAGCTAGTTCTGAAGTTAAAAAAGTATTGTTTTTATTTCCTACTTTTAAATTCTTTTCATTACTAAGATTCACATTTAAAACTTTAATTTCATAATTAGATAATATTCCAATATTAACAGCTTCATTTATAGATAATCTATATAATAAAGGTAGTTTTAATTTTCTATACAAATCTTTCTTATTTTCATGTTTTGTTTGTGTTCCTGTCATAAAAATTGTTTGATTACTTTTTAATTTACCATTTAACATAGTTTCTAAATTATTTTCAGTAGCAAATTGTTCTTCATCACCTATAATTATATCGTAGTGTCCTTCAATTTTATTTAAAGATGCCCAGGTAACAGTTGTTAACTTTTTAAGATAAGCTTTAGCTTTCCACTTTACAAATTCTTGAGGTATATCTTCTTCAGCTAATTTAGCAGAAGGAGTAATCCAAAGAATTGTTTTTGGTTTTACTTTTTTGATAATATCAATCGCAATTTTTGTTTTTCCACATCTAGGAGCTAATAGAAGTCTACCATGTAATTTTGAAGGTAAACTATCTAATATTTCTTTTTGAGTTTGATTTTTTTCTTTACTTGTCATGCTATAGCTGTTATTCGATATTTAATTGTTATTAAAAAACACTCTGGTTTAAAGTCTTCAGGTAACATAGGAGAAGTAAACAAATCACTATTCTTATCTGTTATAATAAGAATAGGAATTTGCATATTTTTTAAAAGTATATCTGGTAAAAGATTTAATTGTTCTGTATTAAATACAGCATAAATATTTACATCAAACATCTTTTTTAATTAAATTAAGTGCTTTTTGTAATCCTTTTTCTTTAGTTAAAACTGTTGTTTCAAATTTTATAATTTCATCTTTCATTTTAAATAATTTTTAATTTTTCATTTTGCTGCTGTACTTTTTCTACACATTTACCACATAAGTCTCGCATATAAAATAGGTAGTAAGAAACATAAAATGGTTTACCACAAAGACATTGTTTTAATCTATCTTTCGTATCTTTCATATCTTAATGGCAATCTGCATAATTTAAACCCCAATCCATACTAATATTAATTTCTACATTTAACTTAATTTGTTCATTTGTTTCTATAATACTTTTCTCTAATATTTTTTCCATTTTTTCTTTTTTATCTTTTTTACATAAAAGTAATATTTCATCATGATACTGTAAAAGTATATTCATATAATTAGTATCTAATTTATTTTTTACATTTCTAACCCAAGTATCAAAAAAATAAACTCCTGCACTCTGATTGAGGGTCGAAAATTTATCTTTATCTGCTTTAAGAAAATAATAAAAACCACTAACAGGGTTATATAACCATTTTTGTTTTTGGTTTATTACTACATATTCTTTTTTATAAACTTTATTACCTTTTTCATCTACAAAATCTAAAACTAATTTTTGTACCCAATTTTTACTATCAACTATTATTACTTTTGTGTCTTTTGCAGTCTGTTTAACTGCTTTATTTCTTTCCCAATAAGTTTTATGTAATATTGTAGCAAAAGCTATATCACATTTAAGTGTTAAAGCTATTTTAGCTGGGCCAGCACCATAAGTTGCAGAAAAATTAACTACTTTAGCTTTATTTCTAACAACTTTAATAATTTTTAATCTACCCTGTTCATCAGAGGTAAAAATATAAGTTTTATCTTTAGATTCACACCATTTAAAAAATACTTCATCATCTTTAGTTAGCATACCTGCTAAAACAGCTATATCAATATGAGGGTCAAATCCTGGTACTCTCATTGCATTTACATAATCAGGGTCATAAAAATATATAAAATGCTGTTTGGTATTATCCTCTAAACCACTAACATCACTACCACACATAATATAAGAATCATCAGGTACTATTAAAGCCCCTCTAATTTGTTCTCCATAATATGTATTTACTTTTGGTAAATTTGATATAGGTTTCTTATGTTTTAACCTTATAGTATTAGTAAAACCTTGAGCAGAAGCATAAACTTTGTTATTTTCATCTTTATTTTCTATATAAGATTTAAATAATCCATATCTATGTTTTGCTTTATACAAACCTTCAAGAGATTCTAAATAAGGATAATCTTCAAATAAATATTTTACACTTTGACATAATCCTCCTCCAAATGGTAAAGATACTTGAGGTAAATTTTCACCTGTACTTTTACTAATTTTAAAAGTTTGAGGTTGCCAATTTAAACTAAATAACCAAGTTTGTAATTGTTTATGAGAACCTGGATTAGGTCTTTCTCTTACTTCTTCAGTTTCTTTAGGTAAATTATTCTCTTTTAAATAATCAAACCATTTTTCTCCATAATTAGATAATGTTCCATCTATTTTATATAGTTTTTTTGGTTTAGATTTTAACAATTTACCTAATTCTTTTGGCATATTTAAAGATAATTCTTCTATTTTTTCTTCAATTTCAAACTCTAAGTTTAACATTGATTCTTGAATTAAATTAATATCTAAATCAATACCAATACTTTCTTGGTCTTTTAAACAAAGCATTTTAAAATTTAAGTAAGAAAACACTCTATTTATTTTATCTAAATTTCCATAGACATTCATAGCATAATCCATTTGATAGTGGAACAATCTAGTGTTTATTTCAACATCAGATTCACACCTATTAATATAAACAGCTACTGGTTGATTTCCCCAATCAGTTATTTTAGGTTTTAAAAAACCTAATCTTTCTCCCCAAAATTCTAAACCATGTTTGAAACCTTTTACAGGATATTGATACCAAGATATAGCTAGAGTATCATATACTTTATTAAGAATTTTAATATTTAATATTTTTTCTAAAGCTGGTATATCATATCTTATAATATTATGTCCAACTAAAATATAATCTTTTTGTATAAATTCAATTATATCTTTATGTAACACTAGACTGTTTTTTTCAATTAAAGTTTTGTTTTCATAAATAGCATAAGAAAAACAGTGTGTTTTAGTGATTTTATCTAGTAAGTTATCAGCTTCAATATCAAATATACAATACTTCATATTTATACTATTTCAAAACCATGTATTACATTACCATCTGTAAGTGTTACATTATTTATATATTTATTTCTTGGAGATAATTGAATTTCTTCATTAGTCCAACATAAAAATATTTCTTTTTCAATATAATTATCTTCTTCATTATTTATTAAAGCATATACATATATTTTATTATTATGGGTTGTAAGTTTTAAAATTTCATGTTGAATTGGTAGCTTAATTATATTTTTTCCTCTTATTTTAAGAAGATATTTATGTATTTTTTGTGACATTTTCTTTTTTTAATTTATCTAATTTAATAATTTGTGGTCTACCCTTAAAAAATAAAGAGGTCATATTACCTTTTGGTCTACTACGATAAAAAATTTTATATTCATTATTGTATATAATATGACTGCTTAGTAAATATATACCTCTTATTTTTCTAGGTCTCATAAACATTTTACTTTTATTCCAGTTATTTACTTTAAATAGTAAACAGTAAATAAAACAATTTCCGTATTTAAGATTAAATGTCTTGATGTTTCTCATTGGCTAATTTTTATTTTCAGAATACCTATCTATAATAGATACTAACATTTTTAGGTTTTTTCTATACGTTTTTCTATTTTCTTTTGCATACTTTAACTGTAGTTCAAGGTTTTTAATTTTATCATTAAACTCATTTTCCATTTTACTAATAGTTACACTTACACCAGTCATAAAACTTTTTTTATTTTCAGCTTCATTGTAGCATATTTGCGAAGGGCAAACCTGCGCCTATACCCGATACGTTATATATCAATCGTAAATAGTTTAACTTCCTGTCCATCCAAAAGGCCTTTTTTATTGGCTAACTTAGCACTAACTTTTTTTATTGGCTTGCGTGGTTTCATAATGCTAATTTTAAAGCTGCAACTATTGCTAATCCGCTTCTCCAAAACCAATTCTCTTTTTTACTGGCTTTTAACTTCTTACTTTTTTTGGCTAACTCACTATCTTTGGTCAAAACCTTATTAGCTAAAATTTGGTTTTGTTTTGTTACCAATGCTATGCTGCTATCCTGATAACGTATTATTTTTGTTTTGGCTCGGCTTTCTACTTTGCACCCCTCATTACTTTCAAAGTAGTATAAGGCAGTTTGTTGGCAGCTATCCAGCTCACTCATTAAGTAATCAGTATCAAAAAGCAATTCATCAATTTTGCCCTCATTTTCTATGGTGTAATACTTCCAAATGACTTTGGGTATCTCTTTGTACCTTTTAATAGCTTGTGTACGTGATAGCGTTCTTAATGCGCTATCCTTTAATCTGTTTTGCTCTATGTAGAAGATTAAGCTATCCTTGCTTATTGTGATGCTATCCTTGTAGTGGTTTTTTATTATTGGCTCAACTGGCTTTTTGCAGTACATCACACCGCAAAATATTGTAAGCAAGCCAAGGATTATAATTATTGTTCTATTGCTCATATACTTTCTTAATCAAAATTTCCTCACCACTTGATTATGGTGTCTGTTTGGCTAATCGAGCCAAGAACACCACTTAAATTTGTTGTTGTTGCACTCACACTTACTGCAATTAGCATGGTGAAAATTAATATTATCTTTTTCATTTTGTTTATTATTAATAGTTTTTTAAAAAATTCTCTGTTCTTTTAAAATAACCTCTAGTAACAGATATAAAGTGTCCTGAGTTTTCATTTATATCTAATTTTTTTTTAGTTGTTTTAAACATCTTTGGTAAAGATGGATATTTGTTTTTATCTTTTGGTAATGCTTTTAACATTTTATGTATTTTAAATACATTTTTTACTTTAAATTCTCTTTCTATTTTCATTTTTATTTATTTTAATTTTTTTGAGGAGCTGGAGGGTATTGAACCCTCGTCTAGCCTAACTTTTAGTAATAAAATTATACAAGTTTTTATTATATTTCTTTTAATTCTTTATATTAGAATATAGGGGTCAACCAGTTAAGATTAACTTTCACCAATTGATTTCTTTTATACTTATAAATCAATAAATAAGTTTTTTGTCATAAGAACTACTACGCAGCAGTTAACACTAACTCTTCTGTTTCTACCTGAGCTAAGGCAATCGTTTTAGGATTAGAAATCTCTAAAGACGAAATGATTACATTACTGTTGCCATTTAAAATTTAATAATCAATTTTTAATGTGTAGATTATCAACCACATACTTGTTTTATTACCTATATTATCTATCAAATCCATTCAGCCCCTGATAATAAAATACATGTTTGTTTATAAGTTTTTCTCATTAATTTCTTGAGTAAACAACCTGGTATTAATTTTTGATAAGCTACCAGAACTTTCTCTTATCTACATGTATTAAATTAGTGCAAAGATAAGTAAAATTTATCTTTGCACTAATATTTTTAAAGTCTTTGCATACTATTTATAGCAGAAAGATTAAGTTTTTCAATGTAAGTAGAATTTAATCTCTTACTGATTTTTGTTCCAAGCTCTTTCATATCCATGATGGCTTGTTTTTTTGCTTGTTTAAAAGCTGTGTCTGTGTTAATTTTTGTTAAGTTTTGCATTTTATTTTTTATTTATAATTCTTCAATATTTAAATTTGTTACTTCTTCACTAATAGATTCTAAATATTCTATAGTTTCTCGTTGTGTTTCTGTAAAATTTTCTTCATAAAACTTTTTATATTCATGAATTTCATCCTGTAATAAAGCGTTTAAATTTTTAATTTCTTTTAAAAGAATTACAAATTTTTTAGCATACTTTATTTTTTCGTAGTTTATTGCCATGTTATTTTTTATTTTGTGGTCAAAGCGAGAATCGAACTCGCACTCCAAATTGGAACAAGATTTTAAGTCTTGCGTGTCTACCTATTCCACCATTTGACCAACTTACTTATTGTAAGTTTTCTTTTAAATCTGATATACTAATTAAAGTCATTTCAGTTTTAAAATCTTTAAGATTATTATAAGCATTATATCCTCTATGAACATTTGAATTATCAAATCCATAATAAGTATATAAGTGTGTTACAATAATACCTGAATTATCTCTAAACCATCTTGCAAACCATGTTGCATCAGGATTAATAGAATCTATTATAACAACCCAATTTTCTGGAAACTTATTCATATTTAAAATTTAAAATCCCAAGATTTACCCAAATTTAAATGAGCATCAAAAGAATCTATTAATTTTCCCGTTTGAATATTTTTAATCTTCCAGGATATATAGACTTTATTACCTGTTGGTACACCTACATATAAATATTTAGTTTCTAAAGGTATATTAAAAGTTGTAAAAGAACTATCAGAGTAGTCTTTTTGAACTAGAGTTTCAGTCCAACCTGATTTATACTCAACTTGAGCTGAAACTCTGTAAATAGCTTTATTATCTTTAACTTTTATTGAAAAAACAAGTTCTTCTTGAGGAAGTAATGTTTTTTGTGGTATAACTTCTTTTTGACAAGAAGTTAAAATAAAAGCTACTGACAATATTGTTATTAATTTTAGTAAGTTATTTATTTTTTTCATGTTATTTATTTTTACGAATTTAACATTTTTAAGATATAATCTGTAAATTTCTTTTGAAGTTTTCTAGCTTGTTCATGAGAAATTTCTATAATTAAGTTTGACCAACCTCTAACAATAAACATATCTATTTTATTTTGATTTTCATCTAAAATATAAAAATCTGTGTTGTTTTCTAAATAAAACTTTTTATTAAGACTGTTAGGGCCACCATTAATTATATTTACTATTTGTTTACAAATGTCTTCTTCTAAATCAAACTCAAACATTAAAGATACATTTCCTGTATCTGACATAGCAAAACTTCCAAATTCATCATACTCTAAAGGAAGTTTGTAATAATTTTTTACTTTTATACACATTAATACTTCTGTATTAACTAATTGATTTTCTTTTTGTTCCATTTTTTTATTATATGTTTAAGTTTTTATTTTAAATTTAATTAACTGTTTGATATATTGGGTACTTTGGACTTCTATCTATTTCAATTCTTATATCTATAGTCTTTTGAATAAAGATTGGATATAAAGGTTTTAAATTTGATTTAATTATTTTTTCTCCTTTGTAATTCTCTCTTTCTATCCAATATTTTCTTAATCTGGATAAATTTATTGAGCAAATTCTCTTGCTTTCAATATTTTCCACTTCTTTTTCAGAAAATTCCCAATTTTTGGATTTTATATTTTTTACACTCATTTTATTAGTCAATTATTTTAAATGTGGAACAATCAAAGGCTTTGCAAATTTCTGCTTTGGTTAGTTTTTTTGGCTCGTTACCTTGCGCCACTTGTTCTACTAATGCCATTTCTTTGTATGGGCTTATTAAATCTTTAATTTTCATATTTTTAATTATTATTTCTTTATTATTACACCATTTGGATAAAGTTCTTTTTGAACTCCTATATACAAGTCATTTATTTCTTCCCAATCCTCTTCTACTGGTAATATTATTGTTTGATTTAAAATTTCTTCATATATTTCTATATAACTATGATACTCATATTTTCTTTCACTTTTAAGTTTAGCTATTTTAGAATCTAGTTCTTCTTTTCTTTCTTTTGTTATGTATATACTCATAATATTTTATTTTTCATATTTTCTATTTAATTTATTTGTAGTGAGGACAGGACTCGAACCTGCACTGCTGTTTTTACCCCAAGGTCAAGCCATTTCTGACACGGCAACCTTTATCGAAATTATTTTGGGTAGGTTGATAATTGCGTTTACCAGTTCCGCCACCTCACTATTTAAAATAAAACCACTTTGTCTTTCTAATTGAGAGTATTAAATAATAAATGTTATTAACAATTACTCAACACATATATCTAATTTACCTTTTTTTTGTTTAGCTAATTCAATGTATTTATCTAAATCTTTTTGAGTGTAATTATCTTCAAGTTTAGGCAATTTAATTTTAAGGTTAGGTTCTATTTCAGACATATTTATATGTCTTGCTATATGATTATAATCAGTAAGAAGCCCTTGTCTTAAATAATTAATAGCTACTTCAAAATATTTTACATATAATTTATTATCTGAATTATTTATTTTTAGTAAATTATATAAAGATGTACGATATCTAATAATTGAGTCGTCATATCTAATAATTGAGTCGTTATAAGGCTTACATATCTGTTTTTGTAAGTTTTTATGTAAGTTTTCAGAGTTTATATTACAAATTTTTAATATAGTATTGGTTGCAGCACAACCATAGCATATTTTTTTATTGTTATTATAGTTTCCAAATGTGAACATGTCAATTTCAGTTATTGGATTTTGAAGTCCTTCTACCATTGCCATAATGATTTCTTTTGCAGTCATTGACTGGATTGTTTTTTTAAATGTTTTTTTCATGTTTAATTTACATGTTTATGAGTTTAAATAATTGTGAATAAAAGGCTATTATTAATATGGCTATAGAAAAGCTATATTTTAAATAGTTTAAAAAAGTGTGAATGGGGTTAGCACAACACTCACTTAACAAACTGATTATAAACAAGTTACAACTGAAAAATCAACATAAAATTGACTCAATTTAACACTTATTTATTGCATACCATGACATATTGTTAATAAAATGTTAGTAAAATAATCTATGAATAAGAAAAACTATGAAATAATTGAAATAAAACAATTATTTTACATACCTCATTTATAATCAGTAACTAACCCCGAAATTTTCACACCGTTATCTTGATTGGATTTAATTGTTTACATTCAAAAACAAAAAAATAAAAATTAGTAAGGCGTTTTAATAAAAATAACAGCAGAGATTACTCCCTGCTGTTATCATTTAATTACTACAAAGCATTTGTAGCTGCGTTTTCAGCTTCTGTGGTAACAGACTCTGCAACATCTTCAGTAATCCAAGTATCAAAAGCATTCATGTCCTCAGTATACACTGTTTTCATAAATGATTCTTTACCATTTGTCAAAACTGATTCACCTGTTGTTGGGTTAATCTTTGGTGCTTGACCTGGAATAAAAGGCTCAAAAGATTGCAAAAGAATAATCTTACCTGGAAGGATTTGACCATCTTTTAAGTCACGAGATTGCATTGATTTGGTTTTACCCATAATCATAGCACTGCGATTGGATTCTACTTCCCAACCATTTTTGTCATAAGATAAGCTCTTAGACTTTACAACATAATAGCTAAACTCTGGGTTTGCTGTTTGTGTAGTTACGGCTCCTGTTTCAGGATGCGCTGAGATTCTAACTGTATTCTTCATGTGATTCTATATATAACGCCTTATTGGCCTAAATTAGTAAGGGTAATTGCTGTGAGCTTTTTATGAAAAAAGAAAAAGAGAGGTTTTACCCTCTCTTTATATATTGTTTTCATACATTACTTGTTATTAGCCAGGATTGTATTATCAATACAACAGTCAATGCTACTATTATAATAGCAATGATTGTGGCTAATATTTTCTCTGATAGTGGTCTGTTATCTTCTTTCATAATCTAAGTTATAAATGGTAATACACAGAAACAGAACACTATTGTAGTTGTTACTACAAAGATTAGAAGTTGTCGGATTAATTCTTTCTTAGTCATATCTTTAATTAGTAAGGGTAATTATTTGTTATGATGATAGATGTTATACGCTAGTGGTATAATAGAACAAACCAAGAGCCATTTATATATGACAACAATAGATTGTTCTCTAGGAGACAGAGGATAGCAATCACTACACTCTTCAATTGGTAGAGATGTGTAGTGAAAATACATGATGATGATAGCTGAGATGATAGCTACCAATGCTAGTAGAATGAGTAGGATAATTTTTAAGTATTTATTCATGACTGTAAAATTTATTTATTATAGTAATTGGGTAGGGGGACTTTCCTTTTCCAAAAATTGGTTGGGGAAATTTATAGGGTACTCTACACTCTCATTAATTTTCAAAAATATCACACCTCTAAAAAATTTTTTACATAAATTTTTTTTTCATATTATACCTTTCTATAATATGCTAAAAGAAAAAGAACCAAAAAGAAAAACTAAATATGATACCCTATTAGGCTGAAGCCTAGTAGAGTTTCGCTTCTGCTAAGAAGCAGTAGTTGAAAAACTACGTTACGAAGTTACACTATATTTTTGACATTATTGCAAGAAATACGTAAAAGTTTTCCACATTATAATCTTTTAAGGTTTTTATCACTCAATAGTTGCATACTATTCAAATTTAACTTAACTTTGCTTCATAAATATATGAATACACAAAAAACATTAGGACAAAAAAGAGTTATGGCAGAGTTTAACCCAGCAAAGAATGGGGTTGTAGACCAGATTAAGAATAAGACAGCAGAGCTTATTGATTTGTTAGAAGCTCTTAAAAATGATGAAGTTAGTAAAACTTATGAAGAATCTCCTACTCAATTACAAGCTACAAGTGGTGAGAAGTTAAGAGTTATAGCTTTAGCTCAAACTAAATATGAGACTGCTTGTATGTATGCAGTTAAATCAAATTTTGTAAATTAATGATTATTACAAAGAGTTTAGAGTTAGAAAAGTATGATTACTATAAGTATCATATTTCTTTAACTAATGTATTATTGAATAAAGACTTATCTAGTAAGGAAATAGATGTATTAGCTGCTTTTTTATCTTTTGAAAAAAAGTATATTGAAGAGGATATGTTTAATACTTATGTTAGGAGAGAGGTAAGAAAGAAAATGGGCTTATCTCCAGGAGGTCTTGGCAATCATTTAAAAAGCTTATTATTAAAAAAGTGTATAGATAAAAATGAGATTACAGAAAAAATAACTGTAAAGCCTTATTTTATACCTACTGAATTTGGACAAGGTTATCAAATAAAGTTAAAACTTAAAAATGAATTATAGATATACATTAGCTGCTGTGGATAGTTATTATTATAACACTGAAACAGGTAGAGATGAATATATGCACACAAAAGAAATTAGTCAAGATGTAATGGATTGGTTAGAAATTCATGATGTTAAAATTGATAATTCTGGAAATAAGGTTTATATTTGCAATGATATACATTATGTTGTAACAGAAATGATATTACAATTAGATGGCCCTGAAGAGTAGAGATTTAATAATTGAGTATTACGAGAAAGAAAAAGATAAGTACTCCAATTTAGATTTTTCACATTTTGAAGAAATAGCTTCTACCCCCTGGAAAATGGTAAAAGAGGAGATGCAAAACAATAACTTTTTAAATGTGAGATTGAAATACTTTGGGGTATTTAAAGTTTATAAGAAAAGAGTAGAGTTCATGCTTAAAAATATTAAAGAAAGATTTAATAATAATAAACTTTCTGAAACTGAGTATAATGAGTTAAAAAATAAATTAGATAAATACATAAATGAAAATTGAAGACATAAAACATTATTTTATAGGACACATAAGAAATAAAATTTACCAATCAAAATATAGGAATATTATTAGACAACATATAATAGAACAAATAGAATATAGATTAAAAGTAGTTGATAGAGTATGTTATAATAGCGGTTCTTGTAAAATGTGTGGTTGTGCAATGCCAGCTTTACAGATGGCGAATAAGATGTGTCACAAACCTTGTTACCCACCTATGATGTCAAAGAGTAAGTGGATAAAGTTTACTAATGGAGAAAAAATTAAAATAGATTATAAAATTTATGATTTGGGAATGTTCAAATAAAGATTTAGGTGTTGTACCTAAAAATACTAAGCTAGAAGTAGAGTTTGCTTTTATAGGAAATAAAGAAGAAATAAATACTATCACTACTTCTTGTTCATGTGCAAATTATAAGTTACATAATAATAAGTTAGTTCTAAGACATACTACTGGAGCTGTACCATTTTATTTAAAAAGTGTAGGAGAATATACAACAGAAATATCAGCTAATGTATTTTACAAAGATGCTCCAAAACAAATATTAACCTTTAAAGTAACTGTAAAAGAAGATGTCATTCCTGTTTAAAATAGAAGGTAAATTAATATTTCCAAATGAAGAGACTCTATTAATAGAACCTTTCAAAACTATATGGAAAAGAGATAAGTCAAAAAATAAAGAGTTTGCTATTGAAGATTTTGCTTACATAGAGTTTATGACTTCTATGAAAAAGAGTAATCCTTATAAGCAATATCCTGAAGAGAGAAAGGAAAAAGTTATACTTGAAGAAATTATAACTAGGAAAGATTGGACTCCAGATGATTTAATAAAAGAAGGTATAGATAAGTTAATCAAATTTCAAAAAGAAGCATCAACTACATATAATTATTATATAGCAGCTAAGACTGCTGCTGAAGGAATGCAAAAATTCTTTCTTGAAGTGGATGTAACAGAAGTAAATGAGAAAACAAGAAATCCTATTTATAAACCTAGAGATATTACTTCAGCTTTAAATGATACTGAAAAAGTATTAAGTAATCTAAAAGCATTAGAAAAGAAAGTAGAAGAAGAGTTGTATGAAGAAACAAAAAACAGAAGTGACAAACAAATTAGTCCTTTTGCTAACCGAAACAGTTTAAAATAATATGATAAGTAAGTGGAGTATATACGATAAAATAATTGAAGATACAGTTCTCGATGGAGATTCTAGGTCTTGGAATACAATAGCAAGAGACATATTTAAAAGTCAAAATAAAAAATTTATTAGAAAAGATGTAGATTTATTTAGAACTTATATAAAAAGAAAAGTTTTAAGAAATAGAAATACTATTATAGATGATACTTTAGATAAAATAAATTTAGAGGAAAAAGATTGGAGTATAGGGTGGATAAAAGAAAAAGGTATATCTTTATTAGTTAAAAATCCTAAAGGGGGAGTAGGAATATCTCTTGAACAAATGAGAGAAGATTTTGTAAAAGAAATGATAGAGTATTCTCCTAACTATGATGCACCTATATTAGATAAAGTAGAAGAAGCTCACTTATTAACTATAGACATAGCTGATTTACATATAGGTAAATTATCTACTATAAGTGAACATGGAGAAACATATAATGTAAGTGTAGCTGTTGACAGAGCATTGACTGCTGTCATGTCTTTAGTTGACAAAGCTAGTGGTTATAATATTGAACAAGTATTATTTGTTATAGGAAATGATGTTTTACACACAGATAATATAAACAGGCAAACTACAAATGGAACAAATCAAGATACAGATGGCACTTGGTATGATAATTTTAAAATGGCTAGAAACCTATATGTATCTATCTTAGAATATTTAAGTCGCAAGTTTAAAGTGCATGTAGTACATAATCCTAGTAATCATGATTTTGTAAGTGGTTATATGTTAGCTGATTCAGTGTATAGTTGGTTACATAAAAATAAAAATATTACTTGGGATATATCTACTAGACATAGAAAATATTATAAGTATGGAGTTAATTTAATTGGAACATCTCATGGAGATGGTGCAGCTTTAGATAAATTACCATTATTAATGGCTGAAGAAGCTAAAGAAATGTGGGGTACAACAATATTTAGATGTATATTTTTACATCATTTACATCACATGAAAAAATATAAATTTCAAACAGGAGCTGATTTTCCTGGAGTGACAGTTGAATATTTAAGAAGTCCAAGTGGTTCAGATAGTTGGCATCATAAAAATGGGTATCAACATGCTCCAAAAGCTATAGAAGCTTTTATTAATAGTTATAAAAATGGGCCTGTAGCTAAATTAATACATATGTTTAGATAATGGAAGATTATTTAGAAGGAAAATTAGACTCAATTAGAAACCCTCAAGGAATTTGGATTAATTCTTCTGTTTTTCAAGAAGCAGGAAAAGAATTTATAAAGAAAGGATATTATTGTCCTGACCCTTGGGGTTCTCCTGCTTGGTTTAATTTTTGGACTAAAGAAAGAGAAAGAATAATAAATGGTTACTCAGTAGGAGGAGTAAAGATTACAGGAGACCATTATTTTTATTTAAATTATTGTCCTATTCAAAAAGTTGAGAATACTTCTGGTCATAAGTCTGATAAAGTAAAAGGTTTTCCTGATTTTTGGGATGGAGATTATAATTACTTTTGGGTTAGAGAAATAGCAAGAAATGGAGTTGTTGACTCTATATATTCTGAAGGTGGAGAAGAAAGTGAAAAGATATTTAGTTTAAATTCTTTAGAAAAAACAGTAGCTTTAAAAAGATTATTTAAAGGTCTTCATTTAGAAGTAAAAATTGAAACAAATTTTTTAAATGGAGGTTTTAATCTTATTGTGGGAAAATCCAGGAGAAAGGGTTATCAACTTCCTCATTCTGAGGTAGTTATGACACCTTTTGGTAAGAAGACAATGGGTGATATAAAAGTTGGGGACATTGTTTCAACCCCCACAGGAGAAGCTAACATATTAGAAGTTTATCCTCAAGGATTAGATGATGTTTATAAAGTTACACTTTTTGATGGAAGAGAAGTTAGATGTGGAAAAGAACACTTATGGAAAATATTTTCACAATCTTTTAGAAAAAATTACAGACAAGAAAAAGTAGTACAAACTGATTTTTTATTAAATGAAAAATTAAAAACTAAAAAAGGTTATAAGTGGTTTCTACCAATAAATGAAAAAGTTATAAATAAAAATATAAAAGCTCTTCCAATACCTGCTTATACTTTAGGGTGTATTTTAGGGGATGGTAATGTAACTAAACAATTAAAAATATCTGGAGCTGATGAACAAATATTTGACAATATTATAAGTGAGTTAGGAAATAAATATTACTTTAAAGATTCGTACTTATATAACAAACAATTAAAATATAATTTCACAAAAGAAGAAATTAAAGATTATAAAAGAAAAAACTTATTAAGTAAGTTTACCAGCCCTTTTAATCCTCTATTTATAAAATTAAAAAATTTAAAGTTAAATTATAAATCTGATTTTAAATATATCCCTGATGTATATAAATATCATAGCTCTATAGAAGATAGATATAAATTAGTCAAGGGCTTAATGGATACTGATGGCTCTATAAATGAAAATGGTGCATCTACTTTTGGAAATGTTTCTAAAAAATTAGTAGAAGATTTACAGGAAGTTTTATATTCTTTAGGTATAACTTCTACCCTCAGAAAAAGAAAAGATGATTTATTTATTATTTATATAAATACTAACAAAAATATATTTGGAATAGATAGAAAAATAAATAGAGTAAAAAATAAAGAATGTAGAAAATTTATACCAATAGTTAAAGTAGAAAAATTACAACAAAAAGAAGAATCTTCTTGTTTTTTATTAGACTCTGAAGACCATTTATTTTTGACAAATAAATATGTAGTAACTCATAATAGTTATAAAAATGCTTCTGTTGGTGTAAGAAACTACTTTACAAAACCTGATTCTTTAACTATATTAAATGCTTATGAAAAAAAGTTCTTGTACCCAAAAGGTATTATGACTATGGCAGTAAGTTATATTAATTTTATTAATAAACACACAGGTTTTATTATGCCAGCAGATGTTGTTAGTAAAACTGACCACATAAGAGCTTCTTATATTCAATATCAAAATGGAGTTAGAATAGAAGAAGGGTTTATGTCTGAAATAATTGCTTTAACTTGTAAAGATAACTCAGATGTAAATAGGGGGAAAGATGCAACAGATATTATTATAGAAGAATCAGGAGCATTTGGTACACCTGGATTATTAAAAGCTTTATATTCTGCATCTGAAGATTGTGTAAAAGCAGGGGCAATTCAAACAGGACAAATAACTATATTTGGAACATCGGGAGATATGGAAGGAGGTACAGCAGATTATGCTGATATGTATCAAAGACCTGAAGCTTTTGGTTTATTACCTTTTAATAACATATGGGATAAAGATAGTTATAAACAAAAAGTTGGTTTTTTCCATCCTATTCAATGGAATATGGAAGGATTTTATGATTCTGAAGGTAACTCTAATCAAGAAGATGCTAAGAATTTAGAATATGAAGCTAGAAAAAACCTAATTGAAAATGGAGCTACTTCTGAAGAAATACAAAGAAGACTACAAGAAAAACCTACAAGTCCTAGTGAAGCTTTTTCTGCTATATCTACAAATAATTTCCCTGTAGTTGAATTAAAAGCTCAATTACATAAAGTCAAAGCTAACAATTGGCAGACTATAAAAGGTGTGCCTGTTACTTTTAAACATGAAAATGGAAAGTTAACAGCTAAACCTGTACTAGATGGTAAGAAAGAACCTATAACAAGTTTACATAATATACCAATAAATAAAAAAGGATGCGTAGTAATATATGAACAACCTGTTCCAGATGTTCCTAAAGGACTTTATAAAATTGGTTATGACCCTGTTAGACAAGATGAAGGTTCTTCATTAGCTGCAATAATTGTTTATAAAAGTAAACATATCGGAACAATTCATCATAGTATTATAGTTGCTGAATATGTTGGAAGAATGGAGACTCCAGAAGAAATGGATAAGATAGCTGAAACTTTAGCTGATTATTATAACACAACTATAATGCATGAAAATGAAGTAACAGGTGTAAAGAATTATTTTAGAAGAATTAAAAGATTAAATCTATTAGCTGCACAACCTGATGCAGTTATTAGTAAAAATATAAAGAAATCTAAAGTGGCTAGAGTATATGGATGTCATATGAATACTCAGTTAAAAGATGCAGGAGAAAGATACACAAAAGAGTGGTTATTAACTATATTAGATTATGATGAAAATGGTAGTCCTATTTATGTTATTGATAAAATATATTCTATAAGATTATTAGAAGAACTTATAAGTTATTACAGAAAAGGTAACTTTGATTTACTTTCAGCTTTATTTATGTGTTTATTTCAAGTACAAGAAGAAGAGTTAGGAATAGAGTATAATGAGAAGAAAGAAAATAAAAATGTAAAACTACTTTTAGAAATGGCTAAAGATATGCATAAAAAAGCTTAATTTTGTAAAATTATGAATGAAAAGAAAAATCCAAAAAATCAAATGCTTTCTACAAAAGAGAAAAATGCAGATGACAAAAGGTGGTATAAAGATTTTGCAGATGACTTAGATAGTCAACATAACTCTTTATTATATAGTGAAAACAATAGAAATAGTAGAATTTCAGAATTAAAAAGAATGAAAGTCAATTATGATTTATTTAATGACATATTAGATATTTCAGAATTAGCTTATGTGTGTCAACCTTTTGGAGCTAGTGTAGGAGAACTTCCTGCAAGCATGGTAAATAGAGATATATCTTCTGGAAAGATTAAAGCTATCCTCGGTATGGAAAGTAAAAGACCTTTTGATTGGAAAGTTGTTGCAGTTAATCGAGAAGCCACAACAAGAAAAGAAGGAATTTATTTTTCTAAAATAAGAGAGTCTGTTGTAAATGATATTATGCAACCTATTAGAGTAAGAGTAGAACAAGAATCTGAAGAACAAAATAGAGGTAAAGAATTAACTCAAGAAGAAAAAATTAAAATTCAAAAAGAGATTGAAGAGAGAATAAAATCTGAAACACCTGAAGAAGCAAAAAAGTATATGGAAAGGGAACATCAAGACCCTGCTGAAGTGTTATATCATCAATTACTTGAATATTTAATTGAAAAATGTCAATTAAAAAGAAAATTTAATAAAGGTTTTAAACATTTAAATCTAAGTGCATCAGAAATTTATTATGTGGGAATATTAAATAAAGAACCTGAAGCTTGGGTTGTTAATCCTATGAGATTTTCTTGTGACCCCAATTCTGAAAACGATTTTATTGAAGAAGGAGAGTGGGCTGTATGTGAATATAAAATGTCTCCTTCTATTATTATAAAATATTTAGGTGATGAATTATCTGAAGATGAAATAAAAACTATCTATGAATCTTGGCATGGAGATACTGCAATTAACTATAAAGATTTTTTTAGTATAGATGAAGGATATAATAATTACGATAATAATAATAATATATCTGTATTACACTGTGTTAAAAAATCTTTAAGAGAAGTAGCATTTTTAACTTACTTAGATGAAAATGATGAAGAGCAAGTAGTGCAAGTTAATGAAGAGTATGAGTTAAATGCTGATGCAGGAGATATTAGTCTAGAATATGAATGGCTACCTGAAGTTTATGAAGTTTGGAAAATAAAAACTTATGAACCAATTTATGTAAAAGCTAGACCTATACCTGGACAACTAAGAGATATGGATAATTTATATCATTGTCCTTTACCTTATTATGGTGCAAAAATAGATGCTCTAAACTCTAAAGCTACAGCATTAATGGATAGATTAAGAAACTATCAATATTTTTATAATATTATTAGTTTTAGAGTAGAGCTGTTGATAGCGTCTGATAAAGGTAAAAAAGTATTAATGAATATAAATACTATACCAGATTCAGCAGGAATTAATATAAAACAGTGGCAATACTTTATGGAGTCTTCTCCTTATATGTGGTATGACCCAAGTGAAGAAGGTAATTCAGGAGGATATACAGATGCAAGCACTGTAGCTAAAGTAATAGATTTATCTTTAATTTCAGACATACAAAAATACATAGACATACTAGAACATATTAGAATTAGTGCAGGAAAAAGTGTAGGTATAACAGATGCAGTAGAGGGGCAAATAGGGCCAAATGAAGCTGCATCAAATGCTAGACAAAACTTAACACAAACCTCTCATATATTAGAGCCTTACTTTGAGTTGCATAATCATGTTAAAAAGAATGTGATGCAAGCTTTAATAGAAATGGCTAAAATTACTTATGCAGAACACAAACCTAAAAAATTAACTTATTTATTAGATGATATGTCTTTGAGAACTTTAGAATTAGACATAGATTTACTAAGTGAAACTTCAATTGGTTTATTTGTTTCTAATTCTACTAAAGCTGAAGATACTAGACAATTAATGATACAGTTAGCACATGCAGCTTTACAAACTCAAAAAATTGAATTATCTGATGTTATATCCACTATTAATCAAAGTAGTGCTACTGAAGCTGAAGAAGTTTTAAAGGTTGCAGAACAAAACAGAAAAGAGTTTGAAATGTCTATGAGTCAACAAAATCAAAAAGCTGCTGCTGAAGAAGCTGAAAGAGAAAGACAAAGAGATAGAGAAAAACATGAAGAAAATTTAGAAAAAATTAAATTAAAAGGAGAAATTGATTTAAATAAAGAGATAGTAAAATCTTCTTTAATAGGAGCATCTTTTAATCCTGACCAAGATGCAGATAATGATGGTGTGAATGATTTTTTAGAAATAGCTAGAGATGGTCTAAATGCAGAAGTTAAAAGAGAAAATGTAAAACTTCAAAAAGATAAATTTGAACATCAAAAAGTTGTAGATGATAAAAAATTAAAACAAGTAGATAAAAAGTTAAAAATAGATGCTAAAAAAGCAGAACAAAAAAATAATAGTTAAAAAGTTTGTAATATTAATATTTAACCTTAAATTTGTAAGCAATGAACAAAAACAATAAAAATGATGATAACCTTTTTGAAGGTTGGGACTCTATACCAGAGTCTGAAGATTTTTTTTCTGATATAAAAAAAGTAGAAATTGAAAAAGTAGAAGAAGAAAAAGAAGAAGAAAAAGAAGAAGAAGAAGAGGAAGAAGAAGCTACTACTGATTTGTTTTCTTCTAAAAATACTGAAAATAAAAATGAAGAAGAAGAAGAAGAAGAAGAGGAAGAAGAAGAAGTAGATGAAGAAGAAAAGTTTGAATTAGAAGTAGAAAATAGAATTGAAGATTTATTTGAAAGCTTCCCTGATACTTTAAAAGATTTAAATAAGTTTGTCTTAAATGGTGGGGATATGAATGAATATTTCAAAACTCTTAATTTTTCTCCAACTACAACTTTATCTGCTGATTTAGATTTAGAAGAAGAAGAAAATCAAGAACTTGTAGTAAGAAACATTCTTGCTCAAGAAGGAGAAGATGAAGAAACTATTGAAGCTCAAATTGAGTTTTTAAAAGATTCAGGAAAACTCCAAGTATTTTCTGAAAAGAAATTTAACAAATGGAAAACCCAAGATAAAGTAACAAAACAAGCTTTATTAAAAAAACAAGAAAATTTCAAAAAAGAGGAAAAAGAAATTTTAAAAGAAAGCAAAAAAGAAATGACTGATATTATTTTTGAAAATTCTTTTGAAGATATGTCTTTTAGTAAAGAAGATGCAAAAGTAATTCCTTCTTATATAAATGATAAGACAGTTAAGTTAACTAATGGAAGTTTTATTTCTCCTTTACAAAGAGACTTATTCTACGATTTACCTAAAAACAAAAAAGCTATGATTCAATTAGCTAATTTAATGAATAATAGAAATGAGGATGGAACTTTCAATTTTGAAAAAATTATAACAAAAACTACAACAAAAGTAACAAAAGACTTTAAAGACAACATAGCTAGAAGTAAAAATAGTAAACCTTCTGAAAATTATGTTTCTAAAAAACAAAACACAAAGAGGTCTTTAGCAGACTTCTTTAGTTCAAATTAAAATAACATATAAAAATAAAAATGGCACAATTAATCAACCAACTACAAGTAAGACAGGCTAAGTTCGATTCTACAAGAATGACTGACCTCAATCATTGGAGCAAAAACATGGCCTTAAAACCTGAAGTTTTTGAAGGCCCAAATCGTGAACTATTTGCATCTAAGACAAACAGTTTAAATTTATCAAAAGGTAATATACTGGAAAGTATATTTGGTTTAAGTAAAACTAAATACATTGATGATTTAACTTGGTCTTGGAAAATGAAAGCAAAAGGTTACAGACCTATCACTATTCTTGAAAACAGAACCACAGCTAATCCATCAACTCCAGGTAAATTTCGTTTACCAATAGTTGTTTTAGTAGATTCTGATTTAGGAGCAATTGGAGAATCTTGGGGGCCAGGCTCTTCTGATAAATCTCAAGTTGTTGTTATCAAAAATAAAGTAAAAGAATCTAGAGGTTATGTTTACACTTTGCAAACATATACTGATAGTAATGAACATTATATTAAGCCAAATTATTTAGCTGCTGGTCAAAAGTGGACTAGAATGTATTCTATTCGTGGAGAAGCTGCTGAAAGTGGTGGACACACTGAAATGTCTACAGACATTGAGTACAAAAACAATTTGGTTAAACTTCGTAAACAATATCAAGTTACTGATTTTGGTGCACAAGCTGTATTAGAAATTGCTTTTTCTGATGAAAATGGTAAAGTTTATCGTTCTTGGATGGATATGCAAGAAGCTGAATATCAAATGGCTATGAATAAAGAAGTTGCTATGTTAGCAATGTATTCTAGACTTAGTGATACTCCAATGACTGACCCTGATAGTGGTTATCCTATTGTTCCTGGAGCAGGTTTGCAACAGCAAATAGGTTTTGGTGGTAATGTTGAAAGATTTACTACTATGTCTGCTGAATTAATTGAAGCTTTTTTTGATAAGATGGTTTATTCTCGTATTAGCCCAGGTGATTTAGGCCAAGTAATTGGTTTTTCTGGACACTATGGTATGAAAGAATTTGCTAAAGCTCTTGATATTTGGACAGGTGGAAAAGCTATTGTTAGAAATAGTGAAGACTTTTTAGCTAAAGATGCAGAAGGAGTTAATAAAAATTCTTTAAGAACAGGGTATCAATTTACTGAATATGCTTTACCTAATGGTGGAACATTTAAGTTAGTTCATAATCCTATGAATGATGATAAATCAATTCACAGAGATATTGACCCTCTAACAGGTTATCCTAAAGAGTCTCAAAGAATTACTATTCTTGATGTTACTGGTGGTAATGGTCAGTCTATTAACTCTAAAGATAACATCTGCCTTGTTAGAAAAAACAAAGTAGCAGGTACAACTATTGTTGAAGGTAGAGTAGGCCCAGGTGGAATACCAACTGGCTCAAATGCTAAACATTCAGGAGATTACTACAGAGTAGATATATCTGATAGTATCGGAGTTCAAATTACTGATTCAACTTGTACAGGAGAATTAGTTAAAGCATAGAATTAATTATATGAGTTTAAAAGAAAATTTAATAATTGAAATTCGACCCATTCCAGGTAGAGATGGTATCCGAAAGTTTTCTGAAAATTTAGAATACTTTTCTGGAAGCCACACTATATCTGCTTTTGTTGACCCTGTAACAAGAAAGTTTGCTACAGGGTTATCAGAAGAAGACATTGCATATTTAAAGGATAATAACTTTCCTTATGATATTGATAATAACTACACAGGTAAAGAGCCACATCCTTTTTGGGAAAGTCAGTTAATAAAAACTGATTTAAAAAATGGCCCTATATTTTTATATCCATCTAAAAGTTTAATTGATTTCATTAAGTATAAATACTTACTTGTAAACGATTATATTTATAAATCAGAAAAAGAACTAGAAAGTGGGTCTAAAAGTGAAGCTACTCATTATATCTATAATGAAAGTGAAGAATTAGCTACAAAAGCTACAACTTTAAATAAAAAGAATAATTTACTTGCAAAAGTAAATGATTTAAGTCCACAAAGAAAAAGAGATTTAATTCTTATCATATTAAACGAAGTTACTGAGAATAAAGATGAAAATTATTTAGTAGTTAGATTTGATGATATACTAAATAATAAAGACAACTCTAAACAATTAGAAACTTTATTAAATAGAAAAGAAGAAGAAACCACTTTAGCTGCGGAAATTAAACTAGCTATTCAAAAAAATGTCTTACAAAGAACTAAGCAAGGAATATTTTACTTTGAAAATAACTTAGGTTATGGAGAAGAAGATGTTTTTACTTTCTTAAACAAAAAAGAAAATCAAGAAATTTTAATAAACATTAAAGAAAAATTACAATAATCATGAAAAGTACATTATCAGATAACAAACAGCTTTTTAACGTAAAAGCTATTGCAGTAGCTGGAAAAACTCCAGACCAACTTGTTGAAGGTGAGATGGGTATATTCCCTCTAACTGGTGGAACAAGTATTGCAGACACTACAGCTTTTGCAGCACTTCCTAGTGAAGTAATGCTGATTAGCAGAGTGGGAGGTAAAATATACATCTCAATAGACCCAATTAAAAAAAGTACAATTGCTAATCAATTAGCAAAAACTTATACAGCCCCTGTAGTAAACATATGGGAAACTGTTGTGGATAATTGTGAATGTATCACAAGTTTGCGTTTAAATCTTAATTTAAATGAACAAAGCTTAATTCAAAGAGATGGTTTAACCTGGACTCATAATGATTTCGTAGTTGAAGTTGCTCCTGAAGAATTGAAATGTCTTTGTGATTTAACTAAGAAACCTGAGTACCATAACAACGTTATGACTCAATTATTAGATGCAAGTGTTAATGCAATTAACTCTCCATTTTATGAATCAGAAGTAAAAATTGATGTAACTGGTGTTACAGTATATGCTGACCAAGCTGCTTTAGATATTGCAATTCCTTCTCCTACTGCTGGTGCTGTTGCTGTAGTTACAGCAGATTTAGCTACTAAAGTTTATGATGGAAGTGCATGGATTATAGCAGGAGATTTAACTGGACTTATAGCTGATGTTCCTGCTTATGTAGAAGCACTTAAAGCTGTAAACACAAATGAATCAGGTACTACTTTTGGCCCTAAACTTACTTTTGTAATTAAAGGTAAAGTTCAAGCTGCAGGTTTATATAGAGATTTAGAAGTAAATTATATTTATCCAAGAGGAGTAGCTTTGTCTCCTGCAATGACAGTAAATTCTAATTCAGGTAATGCTTTCACTGAAACTCAAGCTATGGTGTTTGAAATAGGTGCAGGTTATGACCTTAGAGCTGAAGAATTTGAATGTATGTCTCTTTATACTAATTTGAACAACTATAATCGTCTTTGTGATGGTATAGCTGCTCCTGAGTTAGTATATCAATTCGAGAATAACACAAATTATGATACTCTTACTTTTGAGTTTGATACTCTTAAAGTAGAAAGAAGTGGTAGTGCAGATACAAAACGTTTTAGTATGCTTTTAGGCTCTGAAGTAGGAAGTGGAGTCCATGCTAAATTAGTAACAATGTTTATACCCTAGTTACTAACATGACAATAGAGGAAATGCAATATGACTTCAAACAGAAGTTAAATAAAGGAGATAGCCAACAATATAAGAATCTTTTGATTCCTGAAATTGATTGGTTATTAAATGAAGCACAAGAACTCTTTGTCAAATTAGTAGCTAATCCAAGAGTAAGAAACCAATTAGGTTTTGAAACTTCTCAAAGAACCATAGATGATATTAGAACAATAGTTGTAAATAACTATTGTTCTACTGTCACTACTAACATAGTAACTTTACCCGCAGATTATTGGTACTTCTTAAAAGGAGATGTAACAATGACAAAAGGCACTTGTGTAAATGTAAAAGGTAATTTTTATGTTAAACAACATGATGATGAATTTGAAAAAAGTCCTTTTGACAAATCAAATTTTGAATGGAGACACGTAAATGGAGTATTCTATGAAGATGGAATAAGATTATTTACAGATGGGTCATTTACAATTTCAAATTTTTGTTTAAGTTATATAAAACGTTTACCATATATTCATAATGCAAAAGATTTTACAGGTGGTACATATACTTTGCCTAGTGGTGTTGTTTTAACCACTTTTGAAAATTGTCCTTTACCTGAAGGAACACATAGAGAAATAGTTGACTTAGCTGTGCTAATTGCAACTGGTAATCTTCAAATAGCTGATTACCAAAATAAATTAAATAAAATAAATTTAACTGAGTTAAAATAATGGTTACTATAAACGAATTAAAAATAAGTGAAGACTGTAAAACTATAGAAATTAATGTTAGTACTGAAGTAGCTAATACTATAGATAAAATTTTATTATGGAATCATTTAACTTATAAAAATGAAGCAAAAGCCTTTGATTTAAGTAGCCACTTAGTTCAAACTGGGCCAAATGAAGTTCTTTCAATACTTGCTACAGATATTGGATTAACTAATATATATGGAATATTTTATTTAGAATTTACATCTTCTGAAGCTGCTTCAATAAATACTACTTTAGGTATAGCTACGAATTTTGTAAAAGTTCATAATTGTTTCTTAAATAAAATATTAAAAATTGAAAAAATAAAAGGTTGTTTATCTGTTTCTAGCAGTGATTGCTTTAGTTGTGAAAATGATATATTTTTACTTTCTGGATTATTAGAAAGTATATATGTTTCCATACCTTTACAATTTTTTGAAGAAACAAATAAAATATATACTTTAATAGAAGATACATGTGATATATGTGACACTTGTCCTGATTACACAGAATTAAATTTAGTGCCTGGTTTTGGCTTTAAAACAGTAAATAATCTTATAACCCTAGTTTAATATGGAGCAAAAAGATAAAATATTAATGGGGAGTGTAATAAACTTAGTTAATAAACAATTAATTTTAGGTAACAATATAAATATTAAGTCTTTAATATTATTAGGAGGATTAAATTCTTCTATTAATTTTTGTGAGCAGCAATTTATAAGCACTCAAGATAATACATATACAGATAAAATAAAAACTTTGGAAAAAACTAGATTAGACCTAAGTAGTAAATGTGAAGACATTTGTGCTTACAATAAAAGAATAGAAAGTAAAATGACTTTCTTTAATACAGATGCAGAACATTTTATTGCTTTAGGAGATTGTTTTAATAATATAACTTCTTGGACACCTGTTTATTTAAGTGAAGGTGTAGATTTTGTAACAGGAACTACAATTTTATTTTTAGATAAAGAAAAAACAATTACCTTTGTGGGTAGTACCACATTACCTTTAACAGATGCAACAGATATTATTATTAATGAATATATTCTCGCCAAAAAAATTGATGGAGAATTATTTAAATTTATCGGAGCTTTATATAGTGTTACTGATGCAGGTTTAATATATACAGAAATAAATTGTTAAGATGAAAGAAATACAAAAACTAAGAAATGACATAAGATTGTTATTTAACGGAAAAAAGAATGTGAACACAACCCCTTCAGCTTTTATGGTAGTTTGTTCAGATGAAATAACAGCTTTAGAAGTAAACACTAATACTAGGACTTTTTCTTCTCCTTTTAATTTTAAATTAGAGAGTGTAGAAATATCTTTAACTGTTCCCCAAACAGGTGGTACAGTATTAACAGTGGATGTTTTTAAAAATGAGGTTAGTATTTTAACAACTAAAGTTACAATAACAAATGGAGAATACGATAGTAGTACTTCTATAAAACCTATTATAAATTTTCCATTTTTTGAAAAAAATGATAAAATAAGAATTGCAATAACTCAAGTTGGAGATGGAACTGCTATGGGATTAAAAACAAACTTAATAGGAAAAATATAATATGATTTGTTTAATAGATTCATATAATTTAGTAGACTATTCTGACCCTCCAAGTTACGATACTAATGCAAAACTATTTAGTGATACAATTTTTACTAATGAAGGAATATCACTTTTAAATTCTGAAAAAGTAGCAATTAACAATTTTGTAAAAAGAGCAAAAGGTTTAGACCCTGGATATGCCAATTTTGGTAGTTCTGCTATATGGGATGCAGGTATTTTATTTTGCCCTAATAGGGGAGGTAGTTTAGCTACAGCTAAATACAATGTATTTGACCCTACTATATTAATACAAAATTATTTTGGTGGTATTACTTATGACCCTGGATATGGAGTTAAAGGTAATGGAGTAAATGGAGGTATTAATTCACAAGTAGCTGTAAGGAATTATACAACAGGCCTTACACAATTAAATCAAGAAAAAGGATTAGTAGGAATTGTTTATAAAGATACTGTAAATGCTTCAAGAAGGGATTTTGGTAACTATGGAAGTAATGTAGGAATAGATGGAAACATGTGGTTAACAGCATCAAGAGGAGGAGTAGTATCTCCTGCAATGAGATACTATACTCATGATGAAAATATTACTATAGTACCTGCAAATACAAATGGACATTGGTGTCTTAAAGGTACACTAGGTAGTCCTAATTTAGGAAAAGTGTATTACAATAAAACATTAATACATACTTCCAATGGAAATAATCCTAGAACAGCAGCACAAGCACTTTCATTACCTAATGCAGAAATTCTATTTTTATGTTTAAATTTTAATAGTAGAGCAGTAGTTAACTACGCAAATGCAACTGATATTTGTCATTATGTATTAGGAGATATAGGAGCAAACATAGGAGCTTGGAATGATATGATTGAAGATTTTTGCATAGAAACAGGAACAAAAACATGGTAGTACAGGTATATAAATTTCCAGAGGGATTAACACCTGAAGAATTAATCAATATTCTTAGTAGTGTTCAAACAAATATAAAAATAAATCCTATACAAGATATAGATGACAATTGGATTATATCTAAAGAAGAGTGGAATGAACCTAAATGGCAAGATTTTAAAAAAGAATATATAGAATTAACTTCACTTTTTACATTAATAGATTTTAAAGAAAAACCCTCTCCAATATAATTATGATTTTACAAATGACAGAAGTAAATGCTAAATTACTTGACCAAGGGGTTTTAGGATTAGTTGTAATTATACTTTTAAGTACAGTTGTGTATTTACAAGTAAGAATAGTAAAAAAAGATGAAAAAATATTAGAATTGACTGAAAAATATGTAGAGTCTTTTAATGTTATAAGTAATTTAATTGCTTCTTTAAGTGCAGTAGCTATAGCTGTTCCAGAAAGAGTTCGTGAAAAAATTGTGGAAGATTTAAGAAAAATTGAGGATGCAATTCAAACGATTAAATTAAATAAACAATAAAATGAAAAATAAAATTGATAAAGCTCTGAATAAAATGAAAGAGTGTTGGTTCAAATTTGGGGTGAAAGATGAACCAGTGAGTATTAAAGAAATTGCTTATGACTGGGAATCATTTGGTGCAATTGAAGGAGATTCTGCAAAAAGATTAGATATTATAGATAAAGAATTTTATACTATCACTTATAGATGTCCAAAAGGAGTTTTTAAAAAACACTACCATAAAGAGATAGAATCTGGGATAGTTTTAAAAGGAGAAATTATAATTACAACTTCTTTAGGAAATGCTCATATTTTTGAAGGTGGTACTTTTTGTTTAAAGTCTGATGAATGGCACGAAGTAAGATTTATTAAGTCGGATAATGTTTTAATTTTAAACTTTCATCCACCTTTTGAATCTGATAAATGGGAAGGAAAAACAAATTGTGAAGAGAAAATATAATAAAAAAAGAGATATAATTTGCATGTCGGGGGCAGCTACTAAGATAGTTGCACACATAGCTCATTGTCAAAATTTAGAAGAAGATGGATATAAGCCTACAGTTTTTGCAGGTGTTAGTTCAGGTATTTTAGCTACAATAGCTTGGGCTTTTAATAAGTTACCACAAGCTGAAAACCTAGCAAAAAATCTTGAATACAAACATATTTTTGGAAAAGTACCAGTTAATAAAAATGGTAAAATATCAGTAAGAGGATATGCCAGGGGTTTATTTACAGGTTATTTTGGAGACTCAGAAGGTTTATTCAAAACACTAAAAAGTTTTATAAATGAGCAAGAATGGAATGACTTTGTAAAAAAAGAAGATAAAGATTTATATTGTGGAGTATATAATATAACATTGAGACATTATGAATTAATTTACTTAAATATATGTGACTACGAGACATTCTTAAAATATACAGTAGCATCATGTACTATCCCAATGTATTGTAAACCTATAAAAATTGGTAATTATTTATATTGGGATGGAGGAGTTCAAGAACATAATCCATCAGGACAGATTCTTAATATATATAAAGGGCAAGTAAAAAATTTAGTTAGTATTTATAGTAGACCAAAAGATAAATTCCAAACAGCAGATTGGGGGTATTCAGGCAAAAGTATAGGTAGAAGTTTATCAGTATTAACTGATGCAATGCAAGATGCTATAAGCTATTCAAATCAGGAAGAAGAAGTAATAATGTGTGAGTTAAATAAGATTAACTTAATTCAATTATTTGCTCCTAGAATAATGAAAGGTATTTATGATATTGATAAAACAAGACTCAACGAATTATACGAAGCAGTAAAAAATTAAGACTATGGTAAAAAATTATACAACAAAAGAACTTTTAGAAAAAGTTAAAGCAGCTAAAGGTTTTACTCATATTCCTGAGCATTGGATATTAGGTGTTAGGTCTAAAGGAGGTAATCCAGATGAGATGAATGATAAGATATTCTACTTTGAAGGAGAAAAAGATTTATTTGTAACTACTGGAACTACTCACACAGGTATTTGGGGTTTGGCTAATTTCTTTAAATGGGATAAAAGAGGAGCCGCTATAATAAAGTCAGGTATATGGAATTATAATGCTTATGAAAAGTCTGATGGAGTTAAAGTCAGACACCATAAAGATAAGATGCAATGTCTGAGACAAGTAGCTTCTATTTTTATGCACAGAGATAATAACAAAAACACTTTAGCTGAAGAGATTGGGCCTGTTTACCATGAAAATAATTCTACGAACTTCCACTTAAATTCTTATGTTGCCTTAGCAGGTGTTGTTAGATGGCTTATAGGTAGATGGGGAGTAGGGTGTATTGTATCAAACAATGCCACAAAGTACTGGCAAATCATAAAAAGAGTGCCTTTAAAGAAACGAGTTAGTATGATTATTATATTAGAAGATTAAATAATTTCTTCGTATCTTTGCTGTGTGCAGCTTGAAAAAAATCAGATAATAAAATTCTTTAGTGATTTAGAATTTAATGAACCTTTACACGAGTATAGTGTAAAAGGTGAAAAGTTGAATTTTTCAGTTTCTAAACTGTATCAAAACTTTACAGAAAAAACAGATTTTGATTCTATAGCAAAAGCAATAGATAAGAGAGACAAATTACCTGATGGATTTACAAAAATTTATTGGGATTTAAATTCGCAAGTATCATTGGCTATTGGAACAAAGGCTCACTATTTTGGTGAGACCTTTGTTTATAATAGAAATTTAAAACCTACTGATGGTTATGAAGAAGCTATAGTAAAGTTTTGGAAAAGTTTACCCAAACATATAGTTCCTTTTTGTATGGAACTTAAAATGTACCATAAAAAATATAAATTTGCAGGTACTGGAGATATTATACTTTATAATACAAAAACAAAAAAGTTTATAGTTTGTGATTATAAAACAAATAAAAACTTATTTAAAAATTTTAAAAAAAAAATGATGCTTAGTATATTTAGTCATTTACTAGATATGCCTATTAGTCATTATAAACTTCAACTTTCTTTTTATCAAATATTATTTGAGCAAACAGGTTTTGAAGTTGAAGCAAGAAAAATAATTCACTTAAAAAGTGATGGAAATTACATAATGTATGATTCAGATAACTATACATTAGAGTTAAAAACCTATTTAGAAAATAATACCTTATGATTACTAATGAAATTTTACAAAGAATACATTCCTTATATAGTAAAGGTGTTCAATCTGATGATTCAAGATTATCAGATAGACATATATACAATAAAGTACTCACTGTTAGGAGTAAACTTATATCTCAAGAAGCTAAAAAAACACAGAAAGTAAATCAATGGAATTATCAAACTTTACCTTGTGTAGAGTTAATAAAAGCTCCTATTCATGAATGTCCATGTTTACCTCCTATTGGGTGTCAAATATTAAAAAGTAAATACCCAATACCTAAACCTTTAACTGATTTAAATATACATTTATTTCAATCTGTTACAAACTTAGATGGTACTATAATATATTCTGAGATTAGTTGGGAAAATAAAAAATATAAAAAAGGAAATAAATATACAGCTTTTAAAGCTGACTTTTTTATTAAAAGTGGTCACTTATATATTACATGTAAAAGTGAGCCTAAAGTAATTACAATTACTGGACTATTTCAAAATCCATTAGAAGCTTTTAGCTATCCTTCATTTTGTAATGAGGATTGCGTAGATTGTCAAGACTGTGAAAGTCCTTTAGATAAAGAATTTCCTATTGATAATGATATGTTAGACACTTTAATAGATATATGTAAAGTGGAATTACTAGAACAATTTAGTAAATTTCCAGAAGATAAAACTAATAATAGTGTAGATTCTTCAATTGAACAAAGTAAATAATGATAAAGAATATTAGAGCTAGTTACATATTATATAAAAAGAGTAATAAGAATTTTGTAGATTTTAAAACTTATAATGACATTTCAACAGGTTATATAAAGTTTTTAATGCAAAAAATATTTGATGGTAAAGAAGTAACTTTGCCAAAAAATCTTGGAGAATTATCTATTGTAGGTAAAAAACAAGTAATAAAAAAAGATGAAGAAGGAAATATAAAAGGTTTAGCCCCTAATTGGAAAGAAACAAAAGAAATGTGGAAAGAAAATGAAGTGGCTAGATTAAATAAAAAAATGATTTATCATTTAAACACTGAAACAGGAGGTTACAGATATAGTTTTTACTGGAGAAAGACACAAGTTTTAATTAAAAATAAAACTTTATATTCTTTAAGAATGACTAGAGAAAATAAAAGAATGGTAACAAAACAATTAAATAAGGGTGCAAAATATAGAACAACATTATAATGTCAGAATTACAATATACAACAATAGATAGATTATTTGCTAAGTTTAGCAGAGATTTAAGAGGCACAACCCTTAATGAGTCTGATGTAATAGAGTGGATAGGAGAAGCTTTAGAGTTTTTAAAAGTATTTCAATTTCAAGAACAAGCTGTTGCTTTTTTAGAAGTTAAAGATTTTGTTTCAGAATTACCTGTAGGTTTTCAAATGGTTCTTCAAATAGCTAGAAATAATGAGTGGAGTTCAGAAAATCAATGTAAACCATGTGATATTATAAGTGCTATAGATACTACATCTGATATTGACCCATGTGCCACAAAAGTATTAACTACAAATTGTAATGGTTATATTTTAAATGGAGAAGATATTGTAGCTTATAGACCTCAATTTGATATAAATTTAAATTATGAAAATTGGCAAAATAATCCTGCAAGAGTAAATAATTTTACTCCTGTTAGATTAGCTAATCACACTTTATTTAATACTATAGTTTGTAAGGAAAAAGATTTTGAAGGTTTATATCAAGGAGTAGAAGATGAATATACCATAGTTGGTATGTTTGAAAAACAATTAAGATTTTCTTTTAAAGAAGGCCAAATAGCTTTAGCCTATTTAAAAAGTGCCATAGATTCAGAAACAGGCTATCCTTTAATTCCAGATGAAATATCTTGTATTACTGCTATATCTTATTATGTAAAGTGGAAAATTGCAGAGTGGTTTGCTTGGAATAAAAGAGAAGGTTATAATAGTATAGCTCAAAACCAGGAAAGATTATGGATTAAATATGTAAAACAAGCTAAGAATAAAGCTAAAATGCCTAAAACTTTAGATGACTATCAAGATTTACTAGAACAATCTCACTCTTTAATCCCTAGTCATAAAAAGTATTATGGATTTTTTGGTAATTTAGGTAAAGGTGGAACTAATTTGTATAACAACTCAAGTACTCATTTTAATGTTAATAATAATGATATTAACTTAAATCAAAAAAACTCTTGGGATAACACAGCTTGGTAATGAAAAAAAATATAACAAAACCGAGTTTAGGTTTACATAATGATAATGCTTTATCAGAGCAACCTAAAGATACTTACAGATTTGCTTTAAATGCAGTTAATGAAACTGAAATAGGAGACCTATTTGTTAATTCAAATGAAGAAAGTAATGAAGAATGTGCTGAATTACCTCAAAGATTTTTTGAGTCTCATGTTCCATTAGGTAAAGTATATGTAGGAAATGGGGAAACAATTATTCTATCTACTTCTTTAGATGAAGCTGTTTCAGAAATTGGTATAAGAGACTCTGAATGTAAATATACAACTCTTGTTAATCACCCTTTAGGATTTAAAGTTACAAATCAAATTGATGTTGTCTTTAGATTAAGAAGAGGATGTGAAAGAGTTATATACTGGGTAGATGGAGATAACAATAAACCATATACATATAACTTAGATAAACCAGAAGCTTTTAAAACAGCAGGAGATTGGGATAGAAATAAATTTGAATTAATTAGAAGTTATAATTCTATTCCAAGATTTGAAAATATTGAAGTTCAAAACAACAATGGACAATTACCTCCAGGTTCTTATAACATAGCTATAAGGTATTTAGATGAAAGTTTAAATCCAACAGAATTTATTACTACTTCAGAGACAATTAACATTTATAATGATAATACTACAAGAGATTTTTTAAAGATTAATGGTAGTATTAATCATCCTGAAGATTTTAGAAAATTTCCAACAACAAATAAGTCTATAAAAGTTACTTTTAGTGATTTAGATGAAACTTTCTTATTTTATCAATTGGCCTTTATTGAAGCTACAAACTCAAGTGGTTTAGCTTCAGATATTAATTATACAAAGTTAATTCCAACAACAAAAGATTTTTTTGTTTATACAGGTATTAATTTTGAAACTAAAGGTACTGAGAATGAAATATTAGCTTTTAATACTTTAATTGATTCAGCAGACCATATAGAACAATCTGAAAACAGATTATTACTAGCAAATGTTAGAGGTAGTAGAGTAAATTTTTGTAAATTACAACAATATGCTTCAAAAATAAAAACAGATGTAATAACTAAAAAAGTGTTTACAAATGTATTATCTAATAGTAATACAAAAAGTCCTACAGTTAATTTTGATGGTGTAGGTTATATGCCAGGAGAAATCTATTCATTAGGTATTGTTTATGTTTTTAAAGATGGTTCATTAAGTCCTGCATATCATATTCCAGGAAAAAGTCCTGGAGTTAATTCAGCAACAGTTTTTAAACCAGGGGTTAATACTTATCCAATGGATAATAATAACAATAGTTTAAATAGTCTCTATACAGAAAGTACAAGTTGTAATAATGAAATGTATTGGGGTTATGATTCTGAAGGTTTAGCTTTAAAAGATGCACCTGTTAGGCATCACAGATTCCCTTTAAGAAGTGCTATAGGTTTAGATTTAGTAAAAGAAGAAGGACTTAGTGTAACTACTACAGCTACTTTTTATCAATTAAAATTATCTGTAAATGGTACAATTAATACACCATGTACTGTTGACCAACAAGCTGCTGGTCAATGTCCTGTAGTTCAAGCTGCTCCTCCTTTTCAAGCACAAGTAGAATACACTGTAGATGGAGTCACAAAATTTTTAGCTATAAATATTGACCCAGCTAAATATTTTAATTCAACAGGAACTTATCTTCTTAATTTAGACATATTGTCTGAATCATATACATCAGCTACTATTGTAATTGTAAAAATAGAAGAAGCTAATGAAGTAGGATTTGTAACAGATGTTAGTGGTGCTATATTATCTCCTAAAGGTTTAGTTTATACTACTTCAATTGAAGCTAATAGTTTTGAAGTAGACAATAAAGTTTATTCTACTGAAATTTTAGGTTTACAATTTTCAGGTATTGAATTACCTCCTATAGCTGAAACAAATGGTAAAGAAGTAGTTGGTTATTATATAGTTAGAAATGAAAGAACTGAAAATGAAAAAACTGTTTTAGATAGTGCTGTTTTAACTCCACTACTAAAAAATAATAAGTATATTTCTCATGGTTTAATGGGGCCTGATTTATTAGATGATTCAAGAATATCTAAAGGAGTTTATGGATTAATTACACCTGAACATAAATTTAAAGGTAGACAATATAGTCAATACACTGAAATTGTTCAAGAAGGAACTTTTGATATTATAAGAAGAACTACAAGTAAGTCAAGATATTTAGATGTACAAGATGGAACTTCTTTTGATGCAGAAAATAATAAAACTTCTGATGATGATGGTTGGTCTTTAAAGGCTATAACTAGAGATAATGAGACTGAATTTACAAGAGGTGGAAATAAGTTTGATATTCCAAACAGTCAAATTGAAGATACTTTTTATCTCAATTCTTTAGAAAGTAGAGATGTAAATAATGATGTAGATACAATATATAATACTTCAGGAGATAATAAAATTGGAATAGTGCAATTAAATTCTGATAATCCAAATACAATGTTAAATAAATTTCCTTATGTTTATTTAAAGAGAGATTTAGCTGACCCATATTCAACTTTTAGAATATTACCTTATATAAAAATATCTTCTAATGTAGAAACAAATGAAACTACTACAGTATTTGGTGGTGATAGTTATGTATCTCCTATGAGATATTTAAGTACTTGTTTTTGGGATAATAGGATAGCTAAGAGAGCAGTTAAAGAAAATGTCTGGAGAATTATTGTAGGTTCTTTAATTGTGTTAGCAGGAGCTTTATTAATAGCTTTTCCTGTATTAAACATAGCAACTCCTTTAATAATAGCAGCAGGTATTTCTGTAATAGGTGGAGGGGCTTTATTTATTAGTTCTGGAATTAAAAAAGAAACTTGGGCAAAAGCTTATTTAGAAGAATATTCTAAAGGTTTAAAAGATACTCTTTTAGATGAATGGGTAAATAATGAATTAAATTATGCTCAATATCCTCAAGAAGATACTCCTGAAGATGATGAAATTCAATGGATAGCTGATTGTGTTACTGATTTATGGTTTGAATCTCAAATTAACACTTCTTTGAGATACAAGATGAATGTTGAGACTCCTACTTTTTTAGATGCTCCAGGAAAAATTGAGACAGGTAGAGAAGGCCCTGAAGAAGTTGGTAAAGATAATGTTAAACTATCAGCATCTTCTGATGTATTTTATGTAAAAGATGTTTCTTTATACCCATTTACTAAATTAGACAAACAAGTAATGGATAAATTATTAGCTTTTAATTCAAATAGAAAAGATAATAGATTATATATTGGACATTGTTTAGGAGAATGGTATGAAATAAATCCAGATTATGAAAGAGTTAATAGGCAAAAATTATTTTTTCATTTAGGAATAGAATATGATTGCTGTTCAAAATGCCAAGAAACTTTTCCTCATAGAATACACTATTCTGAACAAGCTTTTCAAGAAGAGTTAACAGATAACTATAAAGTTTTTTTACCAAACAATTATAGAGATATAGAAGGAGAGACAGGTGAAATAACAGATTTATTTAAAATACAAAATAATATTTATATTCATACTGAAGAAGCTTTATGGCACTTACCTCAACAATATCAAGAAAGAATAACTGATAGTATAGTTTCTTTTATAGGTAGTGGAGAATACTTTGCTACACCACCTAGAAAAATATTAGATGAAAATCATTCTTCTGGTGGAACTAGACATAAGTGGGCAACTATAAAAACTAAATATGGAGTGTTTTTTATATCTGAATTAGAAAGAAAAGTTTTTAAGTTTAATGGAAATGATTTAGTAGCTATAAGTGATATAGGCTTATCTAATTGGTTTAAAGAAAAAGGTGGTATAAATTTACTAAAAGAGTATTATCTATTAAATGGTAATCCTTATCCTTATTATAATAATCCTTCTAATAAAATAGGAGTAGGTTATATATCTACTTATGATAGTAAAAAAGAAAGAGTCATATTTACTAAAAAAGATTATATTCTTTCTGATGAGTTTACTTTTAATGAAGATGTTGAGATATGTATAAAAAATAATGTAGTTACAGTTTTTCCTGATTTTAATACAATATTACAAAACTACAATGACTTAGGTTTTATTTATAAAGGTTTAGAAAATTGTAGAATGAAGTTTGAAAAACAAACTTTAGAAACATTTACTGAATTAAGACAAGTAACTACTGTTATAAAAAATACTGCTGATATTGTAGTACATATGGATATGTCAGGTTCATTTAGTGCAGGAATTAGAACACAAATAAAAAATGCTGTTTTAAATTGGAAAACTAACTTTTTAGTAGATAACCCTGATTGGATAGGAAATTTGTATTTTTCTGAACAAGGAGTATCTTACACTTCACAAAGAGCTTGGAGAATTTTAAATTTTATTCAAACAACCACAAACATTTTTGATGAATTTGGAGGAGTTGTTACCCCAGGAACAATTGGAAATGATATTATTGTAGTTTCTTTTGTAAATGAAAATGATGTAGCAATAGCAGGTGGCCCTGCTGCTTATCACACAGCAGGTATAAATAATCCAGTGCAAAATGGTTTAGCTGATTTTTATACAGATTATGCAGACCATGTAGCTAGACATGATAGTTTAGTTTTAGGTGGAGGAAGTTTTACAGGTTTAATTTATCCTATAGTTTATAATAGTGGCCCAGCTTCTATAATTGCTGCTACAAATGGATTCTTACAACATGCTTTAGCTGCTGTAAGAGGTATTCCTTATACAGCAGGAGAATTTAGTGTTATACCTGAGAACCTGTTTTGTAGTGATTGGGCTTTATTGGGAACAAGTTTACAGGGTGTTAATCCTTATCCTGATGATGGTTTAGAATTATATGGTTGGGAAGGTAAATGGAACAGAGGTTGGAATGGTGCTGGAGATGTAATTACTTCTACTCAATTTCAAGAAGATATGGATGAGTTTTTAATAGGTGGAGCTATTACAGAAATTAAATTAGTAGAATATCAAAAAGTAGTTTCTACTATAGAATATGTAGATGGTAATAATATAGAAATTTTTGCTAAAGCTAATAATGCTTGGACTATTAGTTTTTCTTTAAAAGCTAATCATTGGGCTTCATGGCATTCTTATTTACCTAATTTTTATTATAATATTCCAGAGAAATTTTATTCTTGGATTCAGGGTTCTACTAAATTATGGAGACATAATAAAATTGGAGAGTATCAAAAGTTTTATGGAGTGTCACATCCTTATATTGTAGAATTTGTATCTTTATCAGATGCTTTACAAACTAAAGTGTATGAAGACATCATGTTACATACTGAAGCTAAAAAATATAACTCTACAACTAAAGAATACACAGATGAAAGATTTATTACTTTCAATAAAGCCATTATGTATAATACAAGACAATGTACTGGAGAATTAACATTACAAGTAAAAGATAATAACGCTCAGAATTATATGTCTCAACAAGTAGTTAGTTTAGCTCCAGGAACAATTGCAATAGATAGAAATGAAAGAAACTGGACTTTAAATGATATTAGAGATGTTAGAATTGATTATACTCAGTCTATATTTAATTCTGATATACTTTCAGTTCAAGATGAATACTACATAGATAAGGTACTAAATGCAGCTACTATGAGCTTTGCAAAAGATTGGAAAGAAAAACAAAGTTTAAGAGATAAATATTTGGTAATACGACTTATTTTTGATAATTTTGAAGACGTTAAATTACTAATGAATTATTCAATAGAAAATGAAACAGAATCTTTTAGATAAACAGTTTTAAATTTAAAAGTTAATAATAATATGAAAAACAAGAAAAGAACTAAAAAATATGCTACTGGTACAGGGAAACAAGGTATAGTTAGAAATTATATTGAAGACCCTAGTATTGCTTTGTTTGAAAATCAAATTGATAAAACACAAGCTGATAGTAAAATGCTAAATAATCCTTGGACTAGAGGACTAGATTTTCTTGGTAATGCAGGTATTCAAGTAGGAGGAATGATTAATCCTAAGGCAGCTTTACCTGGCTCATTAATAAAAGGAGCAAATGGAACTTTTGGTTTAGGTGGAACAACTAATAAATCAAGAGTTGAAGTGGAAGGAGAAGAAGTAGCTGAAGACCCAAAAGGTAATCTTATGGAATTTAAGGGGCCTAAACATGAAAGAGGTGGAATTGATGTAATGTTACCTGATGGTACTGATATATACTCTGATAGAATAAAAGTTGATGATGTAACAATGGCTGAAAGAAAAAAGATTAGAGAGAAAAAAGAAGCCAAACTTAGAAAACTTTTATCAAAGAATCCTTATGATACACTAGATAGAAACACTTTAAAAAGAACACAAAAAGTAAATGAGATTCAAGAAGAGACAGATAAAAAAACTCAAGAAGTGATAGGAAAAATGTTAAAAAAAGAAGAAGAGCAAGAATATGCTCAAATAAAAGGAGCAAATGGAACTTTTGGTTCAGAAAGAACTAAAAAATATGCTACTGGTACAGGGAAACGTGGAACAACTAATAAATCAAGTGGAGGTCCTGTTTTTGGTACTCTACCTTTACCTTTAACACCAACAATAGATGAACTAACAAATGATTTTAGTTTGTTTCCTCAAATAAATCCTTTAGTTACTCCAGGAAAGGATTTGTTTGAGGAATTTGAACTAATTTCTCCTTTAACACCAGAACCTGTATTAGATTTTGGAGGTAAAAGTGAAGAAGATATGATAGCTAATGCTTTAGCTCAATATGAAGAAAGTTTAAAAAAGAAACAAAGTAAGTTATTAAAAATTCTAGCTGCTGGAGCAAAAGGTGTTACAGCAGGGGATGCTGTAGGTTTAGGTGGAGATTTACTTTCTACTTTTGGGCCTATGAGAAACACAAAAAGAAATAGAGCAGGAGATACACCTAACATTAATTACTATAGAGATTTTGGTAAAGATGGCTTAGATGTATTAGATGAATCTAAAACTTACATTGCTGGACAAAGAGATAATGCTTTAATGGACTTAGAAAAGAATAGAGCAAGTTTAACTTCAAGAAATAGAAATTCAGCTAGAGGAGCTAATACCATGAGAGCTTTAGATTTAGCTTCTGCTTCTCAATCAAATGATGCAGTTAAACAATTATATGATGCTTTTTCAAGACAAATGATGGGCATATTAGGTCAAGAATCTCAATTAGAAACAGGCCAAGACTCAATGGTAATGCAAGGTGAAGAAAAAAGAGACCTTGGAGACAGACAAGATAGAGATTCTTATTACAAAGCTTTAGCAAGAGATTTAGCTACTAAAGGTCAAGGTTTACAAGAAACTGGAAAATCTTTAAATAAAATGTATCTTAATAAAGATAATGATAAGTTATTAAAAATGTTAATAGAATCAGGTATAGATGCAAATACAGCTCAAGTGTTTTTAGAAATGATGTATGGTGCTGAACCTGTTAATAATAAAAAAAACAAAAAGTAAATAGAAATGGCAAGATTTTATGAAACCGCAGCTCCTACTTTTACTGATTTTGTATTTCAACCAAATTTAGATTTAAAGTTAGGGCTTGCTGAACAACAAGTGGCAACAGATTATTTGCAACAAAAAATGCTTAATGATGTGCCAGATATTAATATAGACCACATTGCTTATGATAATGATTTAGTTAATAAGAAAAGAGACTATTATAATAATGCTATTAATGAAGCTACACAGAATATTATAAAAGACCCTGTTAATAGAAATAAACATATGGCTCAAGTAAAAAATCTTAAAAGAGAAATGAATACAGATTTTTCCACTGGAGAAATAGCTAATATACAAAAAAATGCCCAAGTTTATAGAGAATTTGAAAACACATTAAAAACTTTACCAAATGCTATGGATAGAGAAGCTTATACAAAAAAGTTTAATGAGTATATGCAGAATAATAAAGAAGCTAGAGATAAAGGAGAATTTGGACAAGTTTTTAATTATGGAGAGTTATATGAAACTAAACCTTATTGGAATGCTTTTATAGCTTCAAAATCTTTTACTGAGATAGGTAAAGATGTAAATGGTAAAATAACTCAAAACACAAATGGTAAGTGGTTAATAACAAAAGATAATAAAACTACAGAATTAAAAGCTGAAGATATTATGTCAGCTTATAAATCTTATATTGAATCTTCTCCTGATGTAATGGGTAGAGCTAAAGCAGGTAGTCAATATTTTGGAGAAGATAATTGGTTAGATGAAAATGGTCAATTAGATTTTTCTGAAAATGGAAAATTAGGTAAAGAGTTAATTAATGGTTTAAATAGTTATACTTACAAAGAAGATTTAAGTAAGAAAACTATGGACATAGACCAATATGGGCTGTTAGATGCACAAGAAACAAAAGCTATTAGAGCAGAGTCAAGACAAAGAAAACTTGCAGAGGCAATAGAACTAGCTAATATGCCACAAGGAACTAAAAAAATAAATGAAAATATAATTAAAACTGCTCAAAGTGTTATTGATTATGAAAAAGATATGATTGCAAAATTTTCTGCTGAAGTTGGTTTAAAACCAAGAGATAATGTGAAAACTTTTTCAGATGCAGCAAAAGCTGTTGAAAAACACATACCAAAAGATGCAGCAGGTAAAGTTATATACACAAATAACCCTATAAAAGATAAATTAATTAGAGATAGAGTAAATTTAGTTCAACATTTTAAAGATGAACAAAATAAATTGAAATCTGCTATATATGCTACTTATGAGCCTTTAAAATTGTATGGTTATACTGATGCTGAAATAATTACATATAGAAATAATACAAATAATTTTGTTGAGGATAAAGGTCAAACAGTTTTAGGAAATATAGATATAACAACTTTACCTCCTAGTTTACAAAGCTTAATTAAAAATAATACAAATATGACTAAAGTTTCTATAAATAAAATTAATGAAATTTTAGGAAATCGAGGTTTTGTTAAAATAAGACCTAATAGTGGTGTTCCTCATATATTAAGTGAAAATGATAATCATAATCAATTACAAATTTCTATAGATATTGTATATAATGAAAATGAAGTAAAAAACACTTCAAGTGATAATAAACTAGTGGTAGAAACTTCTGAATCAGAAGGTAAAACTTATACTACTGATTTTTATATACCTATGAGAGAAATAGCTGGGGACTCAAAAAATATAAAATAAAAAACATGCCTGAAAATAGAAATAAAAGAGAAAACATAAAGTACTTTATCACAGATGAAGAACAACGTGCAAATTTAAATAAATATAATTCTTATAGTAATGAAGAATTAAAAAAACTTTTTGAAGAAGACCGTAAACAAGAAGAAGCTATTGAAAAATATGCAAAAGCTATGGCCAAACAAAAAGTTATGAGTGATAATCTAACTGAGTTTGACCAAAAAGCAGTAAGTGGTTTTTTAGAAAGTAAAAATAAAAACTTAATGACTCTTGATGGTGAAGATGAAATCAAAGTAGATGACTTTACAAAAAGAGCTAAAAGAATTAAAGAGATAGAAGACAGAGATGTACATGTTAAAGAAGCAAGAAAAGCTGAAAAAAAATGGCAAGAATCTGAAGGATTTTCCATGATAGGTGCTGGCTTTGATAACTTATTACAAGGATTTCAAGCTAGAATTCATCCTGTAGGAGAAAATAGAAAAGAAGATGAAGAGTACAAAAGACTAACTAGAGAACAATTAAAATTTAAAGCTCCTATATTAAATAAACTTAAAAGTGAATATGATGAAAAAAATAACAATATATCTAAATTACAAGAACCTTGGAGAAATTTAGATATTGAAGTTAAAAAAAGTATAGGAAGAGTAGAAGAAGCTACTGACCAACATATGTTATCTCAAGCTAGAAAAATATATGAAAATAAAAGTAAAGCTATTGATAATGCAGTAAATTCTAATTCTAATTTTGTTCCAGATTTTTTTAAAGGCTTAGGTGAAGTAACTTATAATCCTACAACTGATGTAGAGATGAATATGACAGCTTTAAAAGTTAAGAAAAAATTAGATGATGGAAAACCTTTAACACAAGCTGAAGATGTTTTTTATAAAGCTTATTCAGATGGTTTAAATTTTGATAAAAATGTTGCTGAAGATTTAACTAAAGGTAGATATGGCGCAAAAATAGGAATAGGTGTTGGAGAGTCTGCAAGTTTTATGGGAGAAATGATGATTACTTCTCCTATAGGTGCAGCTGCACAAAAAGTAGCTAGACCTTTATTTTCTGCTATAACAAGAAGTCTTGTTAAAAATTCTTATAGAATTGCCAATAATCCTATTGCAAAAAAAGCAATAGGAATACTTGCTAGAACTCCAGGTTATATTATTGATAAAGGTAGTTATTTAACAGCTAGTACTGCTGTTATGCCTTCAACATCAAGTAAGTCTATGGAGAAATTAGTTGGAGACATATCTTATATTGAAACTCCTGATAAAGGAACTAAATACATGTTTGATGAATCAAGTAAAAATGCTTGGTTAAAAGAAGGTGCAGCTCAGATAGCTATTGATGAAGCTGTTATAGATAAATTAGAAAATAAAGAAAACAGAACTGAAGCTGAGGAATTAAAATTATCTCAACTTCAACAAAGTGTAGAAACTATACATAAATCTTTTGATAACATTTATGAAACTGTTGAAGATAAAGATGGTAATCTAGTTAGACAAGTCCCTGAAGATTGGGGAACATTAGAGTCTATTTGGTATGGTTTTTCTGAAAACTTAAAAGAAAATGCTTCAGAACTTTTAGTTGGTGGAGCTGCTGATAAAGTTTTTGGGTTTTTAGGTTCTAAAATAGGAAAAGGATTAAATAAACTTCCTGGTAAAAAATATATTGCTCCTATTGGAAATAAAGCACAAAAAGTTTGGGATGCTGCAAAAGGAGTAATACCAAACAATAAAGTAGGTCAAATGGCTTTTGGTAAATTAAGTACCAATGCTATGTTTCACACAGGAGTTGGTAAAATATTTAACGGATTACCTTCTGAGATTGTAGAAGAAATTGCAGTTCAACTTACTCCAACATATAAAGAAGATTATGAAAAACAATTAGAAGAATTAAAAAATCCTCAATTTTATTTAGATGTAGCTTTACAAACATTAATAATGGGTGCTGGTTTTGCTTCTTTAAATAAATCTCAACAAGCAGGACTTTATATATCTTCTAAAGAACATAGAGATAATATAAAAAATAGAAAAGCACATGCTGCAAAAGTTAGAGAGTTATATAATAATATTGATAATAGTGTTAATGACGATGAATTAGCAAATCATATATTAATGAACACTCAAGGTACTTTATATGAAAATGTAGATTATGCTAAAAAAATAGCTGAATTAAAAAAAGAAGGTAAAAAAGAAGAAGCTGCAAAACTTGAAAGTAAATCTTTTACAAATGTGATTGCTAATGCTTTTGCTACAAATACTTTAGAAGATTTAGAAAAAAGTTTAATATCAGCTTCAACAAAAACTGATATAGCTCCTGAGACTAAAGTTAATATTATTAAAGCTATTGAAGAAGTAAATTCTTTTAAGAAAATAAAAAATCAACATAAAGATAAAATCAATAGTGCTGATTTATTTAACTTAAAAATAAATAGAATATTTAATTCAAAAAGTCAAATAGAAATAGATGAACAAGTAAAAAAGATTGAAGAAGATTTAAAAGAAGTTGAAAATGCTCATAAATTATCTTATCCACAACATGAAGAGTTCTCGTTAGCTGATTTAAATACTATGTATGATAATGGTAATGTTGAGTATGACAATTTTGTTAATACTATAGCTATTGTTGATAGAGAAAGTGTTCAGAAATTAGCAAATTTACATGGTTTAAAAGAAGCTTATAAAGTGACTGATAAAAACATGTTAGAAGATATAAGAGAACAAGCTTCTACAAAATATCAAGAAAAACTAGCTGATGAAAGAAGTAAGAAAACTATTTATGAAATAAAAAATGCTTCTAATACAGAAGTGTTAGATACAATTGAATCTAATAATGAAGATGAATATTTACAAACTTTAATAAATAAAAAACGAGGAGATTTAGAATTAAAAAAAACACTTGCTCCTAAAGAAAAAACTACTACAGATAGTGTACCTACTCCTCCTGTTGCAGCTCAAGAAGAGTTTTCTCAACCTATGAGTGAAGCTACTCAGAGTTTTATGTTTGATGAAGAAGAAGTTCCTCAAGATGTTATGGACTCTGTAACAAGAGAATCTATCAAATTAAATGAGCAAGAGAATGCTTCTAACTCTGTA